GCTCCCGTGAGGGCACAGACCTGTTTCAGCTTGTCCTCGTCGCTAAGCATGTTCTAAGCGACGCCCGGGGTGACGAGCTTCATGAACGGGATGGCGCGGTGATCGCTGTAGGCCAGCGACCAGTTGCCTGCGGTGGCGAGCTGGGCGTCGGTCGGCGAGATGACGGGGTTGCCCTTGTTCGGGTTGCTTGCGCCGGTCTCCTTGGGGGCGGTGAAGTTGAAGCCGTTGGGGTGGATGGCCTCGCGCAGACGGTAGCCGAGGTAGCTGGTGCCGCCACGCTTAAGCTCGTCGCGGCCGTTGAACACGGGGCGTGCGACGCCGATGTCGGCATAGCGGAATGCGCCCTCGCCGAACAGGTAGGTCGTGTAGGTCGCGGCCTTGGCGGACTCGCCGGAGGTCGCGGCGGTGTGCGGCATCTCGTCGGTCACGAGGACGGTAAGGCCGTTGACCTGGTAGACGTTGAGGTCGGTGGTCACGCCGTTGGGGTCGGTGTACTTGAGGTAGTCCACGCGCTCCATGTCCTCGAAGGCCTGTGCCACGGAGGAGTGCATGAGGGCGAGCTTGACGGTGGACTTGTTGTCGCCGTAGACCTTCTGGGCGGCGTCGGACAGCGTGGTGGCGGTTAGCTGGTCGACGGTGACGGTGTGGTCAGCCATGCCCTTGGCGCCGATGGCGGCCTCGGCGATTCCGGCGAGGCGCTTGTTGCGCTTGGTCTGGCGCCACTTCGCGGCACGGGCGGCGATGGCGGCCATGGGGTTGGCGGTGGTGAAGTCCTGCGGGAAGTCGTCGGCGTACCAGCCGTGGGCGCGGCCGTAGACGTAACCGGTCTGCGAGCTGGCTCCGATGGTGGACAGGGTGATGTCGGTCACGCCATCGTAGTTCTGCTCGTCGGCCTCGTCGAGGGCGTTGTAGAACGGGATGGTGAACTGGTTTCCGGCGTTGACCTTGGACTTGATAAGCGGGTCGTCGACCATGATGCCCGAGGTCACGAGGACGTTCTTGACAAGGTCAGGCTCGTCCTGGTAGTCGGCGAAGAAAATGTCCTCGTCGAACGGGAAGGTCTTGTCGGCCATGTAGAGTTTGCCAGCCATTTAATGCCTTTCTAAGAGAGGTTCTTCCATGCGTCGGGGTTCTGCTGCTTCCAAGCGATCTGCTCGGTGTCGCTCATAGCCCTGAACTGCTTCTTGGTCGTAATCGCGCCGTTGCCCTCGTTGCCGCCCTGCGGCTGCGGCATCCCAGCCAGCGCCTGCTTCTTGGCGTCGTCTGCTGCGGCCTTGGCCTTCGCGGACACGACGTCGGCGATCGCCTTTGCGGCTGCGGTCGTCTCGTCGCGGGTGCCGCCGATGACGGAGCCGATGAACGGCTTGTACTCGTCCTCGGACATGCCAGCGCCTGCGAAAACCGCCGCTGCGGTGGCCTCGTTGAGGTCGCGGAGGGCCTGCTTCGCCGTGGCGTTTGCGGCGTCGAGCTGCTTCTGCCACTGCTCGTCTGCCGTGAGGTTCTTGTTGGCCTCGTCCTCAAGGGACGAAATCTTGCCGTTTGCCTCCTCAAGCTGGGCTTTCAGCGTTTCGATTGCGGCCTTCCCGGCGTTGACGTCCTCGCCGTTGGCCCGCATGATCGCGTCGATTACCTCCTTGGAGGCACCTTCGCCGAGCAGGGACTTGAGCTGGTCACGATTCATTTAGTTGCTTTCCTTTCCTTGGCTACGCTTTGATGACGGGGGTCGCGTCCCCTTGCCTGCGGCGCTGACGCTGCCGCCTGCGGACTCGCCGGGTTTCCCGGCATTGCTATCTGCACCGGAGTCGTCTCCGGGGTTGACCGATTTGGCCTGTGCCAGCTCCACCTGGCGCTGCGCCTGCTCGTCCGCGTAGGACTTCGACAGGTCGTATGCCGTCTCGGGGTCTGGGAACATGCCGCAGTACTCGAACGCGAGTCGCGGATGTACCTTGCCGCAGCCGAGGATGGTCGAGAGCACCTGCGCCTTGGACTGGATTGCCTCGTAATTTCGGCGCGTGAACTTGATGTCGACGTCGCGCGGCCTGAGTCCGAGGCTGATTGAGGTGTCCAGGATGGTTGCGACGGCCTGCAGGAACAGGCGCTCGCCGCGCTTGAAGTGGACCTCGGTCTCCTTGCAGCGGCTCTCGCTGTTCGACCAGCCGTCGCGCATGGTGACGGCGGCTCCAGTGTCCGAAGTGGAGCCGGAGCCGCCGACGTTGAAGGGCATACCGCAGATGGAGAGCGCGGTCTTGTAGAGCGCGTCCACGAGCGTCTGGGTCTGGTCCTGGTTGAGTTCGGAGGTCAACATCTGCACCGATGCCTTGTTCTCGTCCGTGGAGCGGATTTGCAGGCACCCCATCTCCATGAGCTTCTTGAAGCCCGTTTCGGCGTCATCGTCCTCGAACTCGACGTTCTCCAGCACGAGCAGCGCCTGCACGAACTGGGCGATGGCGTCGACTCGGTTGGACTCGATTTCGTTGATTGCGTCCAATAGACTCAGGACCGCCTCGAAAACACCCATGCGCTCGGAGTTGGCGTCGTACTCGATGATGGGCACCATGCCGAGCGGATTCGCGGCCGTCTTAACGGAGTCGCTGTCGACCGTGAATACGAGTCGGTCGGTGTAGACGCTGTAAATGGGTTCGTTGGTCACGTCATCGCGTACGTAAGTGACGGCGTACAGCGGCTCGTGGAACGCGTCGTTGGTGTAGACCACGAACGTCCTGCGCGGGTCGAGCGACGCGACCTTGAAGGGCTGCTCGTCGTCGATGGACTTGCCGTCTGCCGAGTTCGGGAGCACGAGCCTGTAGCCGACGCCGCACACGCACATCCACTGGACAATCTCCATGTCGCAGGCATGCTTGTCGGCGGCGATGCAGAAGTCGTTGAGCTGCTGGACCTTGTGGCTCAGCTCGTCGTTTACCTGCTCGACGTCCTCGCAGTCCTTGGAGGAGCCATGCGCACTGTAGGCGATAGGCTCCCCGGCAAGCGAGTCGGCGCGGTCCTTGGCGATCTGGTACGCCCTGTTCTCCAGGACGATGTTCTTGATTTCGGGACGGACTTCCTTCTTGCGGTCGATGACCGGCTGGTACCCGAGGAAGTACCTCCACAGGTAGTCGATGTCGGAGGAGTTGCAGCCGTGGACCATCGTCGAGCGGTCCAGCACCTCGCGCACGTTCGCGGCGGTGATGTTCTGCTCGACGCACACGATACGGCGCCTGCCGTGGAGCAGGGTGCTCTGGATGCCCTTGTTTTCAGATTCGCTGTAGTTCTCAGCCAACTTATCTCCGCTTCTCGCTCGATGCTGGCTGGCCGGAAGGAAGGAGGTGAAAACGGCCAGCCAACAGCGATTCGATGGGGATTGCGCCCCTATTGGGAGATGTTCGGTTCGGTGCCGAAAACCTTCGTGCCGGATTAGAACGGCCTCTTGGTGACTCGCGCCCTCGCGCGTCGCGACTTGCTCAGGAAGTCGGCGAGCATCGACAGCGCGTCCGGCGCGTCGTCGTGCTGGTTCTTGCCGTCGAGCACGTAAGAGGTGATTTGGCCCATGGCGATCGAGTAGTCGGAACCCGGCTCATAGAGCGTCGTGTCCCTGAAAACGCAGTTGTCGATTACCCACGTCGAGCTTGCGAGGATTCGGGTCTCCTTGTTCGACCCGGTGTACTTCTTGGAGACGGCACACAGCGTTCCCTTCTCCTTGAGCATGTCGGCGACATCCTCGGCGACCTTGCCGCCCGCCGCGTTCGACTCGAAGCGAGCCTGCTGGACGCCGTATTTGTCGATGAAGTTGACCAGACGCTGATTCACGGTATTCGGGGCTGAGTGGTCGCACAGGAAGTCGACGATGAACCACTTATCGGAGCCACGCCACTGCGCGGCGATGGGCATGGCGCAGTAGTCCTCTCCGGCGCCCTTGGTGTCGACGACGGCCATGACACGGTCAGGCTCCCCTGCTGGCAGCTCAAGATAGCGCTCCAAAGAGTCGGGGCTGTACAGCTGCCCCTCGCGGACGAACGGCGTGCCGTCGTACTTGGCGGCATAGGTCGCGCTGTCGGTGGTGCGCTGCATGTCGAGGTAGTACTTGCGGTCGAACCCGACGCCGTACAGGTAGTCGAAGTTGCTCTCGCCGGAGATGGGGTCGAGAGCCGGGATTGTCAGGATGTGGAACCCGCTCTCGCCCTCGTGGAGGCGCGTCATGCGGCCGATGGGGTCGTTCACGTCCCAGCGCGTGCCGACCATGAGCTGCCTGGAGCCAGTCTTGCGGCGGTCGTAGCACTGGTTGATGTAGGCATCCCACTTGCCCTGCAGTCGGCGCGGGGACATGGCCTCCTCCAGGTCCTTGACCAAGTCGTCGGCATAGAGCCAGCCGCCCTCGCCGACCTCGACGGCGCCCGTCAGGGTGCCCTCGACCGATCGGCAGGTGCATGTCGGGTAGGCCCCGTGCTTCTTGAGCGAGAAGGCCTCGTCCTCCGAGGACTGCCACACGAGCGGCGAGTCTGGGAAAACCTCTGAGAACCGGTACTCCGGGTCGATTACGAACTGGAGGCACTGCTGGTAGAAGTGCTTGGTCAGCTTGTCCGAGTGCGCCGTCATCAGGTTTGAGTGGAGCGGGTCGCGCCCGAGGTGCCAGACCATTGCCATGGAGCAGTTGGACGATTTTCCAGTACGCGGAGGCATGGACACGCTCAGGAACTCCGCGTTCGGGTCCGTCTCGAACCACTGCAGCTCCTGATAGAGACGCCACAGCTGCTTTCGCCTGGGGAGCCAGAGCCTGCTGTCCGGGGTTCGGTCGATTTCCATCGCCTGCGCGAACGAGTCGAAGTCCCACTTGCCGTCGAGCGTCAGCAGGTCGCGGTGCGCCTCCATGAGGGCCGAAATGCCATCGACGTCTGCCCAGCCGCCGCGCATTGCGGCAATCACGGCGTCGAGAGACGCTTTCAGGGCGTCGTGCTCGTCAGTCCCGTCATGCCTGCGCTGGCGCTGCATGGACACGAGGTCGCGGTAGGCGCCTATGTCCCTCGGGTTCAGTGAGATGTAGTTGAGTATGTTCCTGGTGAGTGCATCCATGCCGCATAGGGTCGCGGCGGCGCGGATTCCGCTCGTGCGGCAAAGAAAAAGCCCCGCAGGGTAAATCCCCACGGGGCTTGCGTCTAGACTTCAAGCTCTCCTGAATCGATCAGTCGGCGCCTTATCTTCGTGTAGGTGCTCACGCCTATGCCGAGCTGCGCGCAGGCGTCGCGCCGCTTCTCCTTCCTGGCCTTCACCAGCGCCACATGGCGCTTGAACTCGTCAACGTCCACCTCGGCGGGCGGCCTGCCCTCGCGCCAGCCCGGTTTCTGCCTGGCGACGGCCTTGCCCTCCGCCGTGCGCTGGGCGATCATATCGCGCTCGAACTCGGCCATGGCGAACATGACGGAGACCATCATCTTGCCGACGGGCGTGTTGTCCAAGGTGCCCATGTTGAGCACGCGGACAGTAACTCCCCTGTCGAGGAGCGACCTCACGACCTCGCAGCCTCCGGTGACGGTACGCGCGATTCGGTCGAGCTTGGTCACTACCAGCGTGTCGCCGTCTTGCAGGCGCTCCAGAAGGGCGTCGAACTCCGGTCGGTCGGTCGTGGTGCCCGTGAAAGCCTCCTGCACTATCTCGGTGCAGCCAGCCTCCAACAGCGACTCATGCTGTGCGTCTAGCGAGTTTCCGTCCCTGAGCTGCCCTTTCGTTGACACTCGGGCGTAACCGTAAATCATCTAAAATACTCCTAGTATCAGCCACTCAGCGCAAAGAAGTGGCGGCAGGCCGTGAACGCGAGCACGCGGCCTGCCATTCTCCCCTACTGACAGTCCAATACGTGAGAGCCGTCCGGCAGTCTCGACCCCACGGGCACCAGCGCCAGCTTGTATCCGAGCGGTCCCAGGTACTTCGAGGCCGTCGAGAGCGTCGGGTTGCCGTCCTTGAGCGAGCAGGACAGCGAACCCTGCGCTATGCCGATTACTGCCGCCAGCTCCCGCTGGGTGTATCCGCGCGATTTCATTATTTGCCTGTATGCGTCCGAGTAGTTCATGGTTTCTCCTTCCGTTACCGACAATATATGGTATTCCCGTTCGTCTGTAAAGGCCTTTTTGTTTTTTTCGGCGGTCGGAGAGCTTAGTAGCGGGGTTGCCTGGGATCGGAAAAACTGCCCGGTACCCTGCTTATTGCAGGTGTTATAGTGGAACGTGTCGAGCGGCAAGCCACAAACTCAACGGTTTACAGCTCGACAACATTGAACGGTTATCGCCTATATCTATAAGGAGTGAAAAACGATAAACGGCGATGATTGAACGGCTATAGCCTATATAGCCAACGATGAACGGTTAGAGCCTATATCTATAAGGAGGATCAGCAGCTATGAGGTATATAGCCAGACACTTGGACGGCGAAGAGGTTACGTTTGTATCCAGGGCTACTGCTGCATATGGACTAGCTAGGGTCGGGTTGCACGCGCTCAGGGTCGATATTAACGTCGTTAGCCACTACAACGCCGCGTATATAAAGGACCTTACAAGCACGGGCATTGATAGAACTACTGCCGTTTACCTCGCGGCGATGCAGTTTGAGTGTTTGGAAGTGTACGAGTTTTCGCCGTATTTCGGCCGTTCGCCCAAGCCGATAACGTTTGAGTTTGACGCAAACGTTTTTTACTAGACATAAAAACGGCCCGCGCGACGGTACTCGCACGGGCCACGGTACAGAATGGAGAACTGATACCATGAGCAACGATACCACCAACCAGCTGCAGGAGCAAACGGACCATATCGCCGATATGCTGGTAGCAGCATACGAGGACCGTCTTTACACCGACGAGTTCGGCAACATGGAAGTGCTTGACGACGGCGACGAACTGCCGGACGACTGCGACCCCGTGGGACTCGTCGAGTACCTGGGCGACTGCTACGACGTTACTGCTACGGTAAACATGAGCGACCGCAACGTTCCAACTGGCTATCGCATTATGATAGCCTGCGGCGGTCCAAACGTATACGTCGACACAAACGACTGCGAGGTGCAAGGGTTTTGGTGGACGGACCGCGCCGTTTCGTATATCCCTAGCGAAGTATGCAGCGCTATCGACGACGAGTTTACAGAGCTTTATTGGGGGCGCTATTAAATGGGCCCCGTTCACACCGTTCCACTAGTTCCCAACGTTCGCGCGGCCGTATACGCCACGGCCGCGCCCGGCCGCTACCTAATAGCCGTCCAGGAGTGCCACGGCGGTATCTGGGAGACAGCAGGCGACGCCGGTACAACGTCGGTCGACCCGTTCGACGACGTTGCAATTTACTCAATCTGTTTTTTCATGTTCTCCGGCTACTGGGAGGATCAGAATGATTAACACGTATCAGCTAACGCCGTTATACCGTGTCGCCGTCGATTACGACTGCGGCCCGCAGGACCCGCCGTCGCACCTGCTGGATACCGTTTTTTATGAGGTCGCATCATGCCAAAACCTCGACATACACGAGGGCACGCCCGCCGTTATCGCCGCGCTGGAGGGCGTCGAGGGGGCCGTCAACGATTACGATTACGACAGCGCCGACAGCGTCGCCGCAGCGCTTATAAAGCACCTGGAGCGCCACGGCTATAAGGCCGTATACCGTACGTTTGCAGGCGTTTGCCCGTCTGACTGGTGCGACGCGGTCGCAGCTGTCCGCACCAGTGAGGGCGTAGCGCTCGACGCCGCCGTTAGTGACTGGGAGCGTTGGTTCGATAACGATTATTACGTCATAACGCTGCAGCGCCGCCACGTATGGCACGACGCCGCCGGGGATACCCTCGAAACGTGGGACGACGTCGACGCGCTGTACGGCGTCGCGCTTGACGACGCGTACAACTGCGACGAGGTGGCACGCGCCGCCCGTTACTATTTCGACGTCGAGGAGGCGGCATAATGCTATTTGAGCTTGCCAAAACGTCAACCTGGTACGCGTACTGGTTAGGCGTTGCCGTTGGCGTTGCAGCGTGCGCCGTTGTCGCCGTCGTTTTTTCAATCCTCAATAACTAGGAGGTGTAGCCCGTGCGAAACGTCTTTATCTACCTGCTAGCGTTGGCGTTGGCCCCCGTTATCCTGCCCGTTATCGTTTTGGTTTTCCTACTCAAATACAACTAGCCAAACGGTCCCGGCGTTTGTCGGGGCCGTTTTTTATGCCCTTGCAACGGCTCACGGCCTACACCGTGGGCCGTTTTTCGTTTCTGATCCTCGTTACCAGTGCCACGACCGCTCCTATATCCGCGCGTCGTTTGTGTTCAACCTATGGAGGCCGTCCATACCGGGCAACGCTCGACGCCGGGCACAACGGGCCACGTTCTAGCCCGTTTCTAGGGCGATTCTAGCCCAGTTTTTACGCCCGTGGCACTGCTACCCCGCTCGCGTTTTTACGCCCGTTTTTGGGGCATTGTAGCGCCCCGTACGGGCATACCAGACGCGGCCCGTGCGCGCTGATATAGCAGGTCAAACCACCAAAACGCCCGCGATCGGGCCAAAACTGCGGACACGGAAAACGGCCGTTCCCCAGCCAGTTTGCGCCATAGCCAGAAAGCCAGAACCAGAAAACCCTATAGTGCACGCGAAAGTCGTGACAGTCGCGGCGCCCAGGCGGATTTTCCTCCCTTAGTGGCTGCGAAAGTCGTGACAGCCCTATAGTGGCCGCGAAAGTCGTTAGTGGCCCCGAAAGTCGCACAAAAAAAGACCCCTCTGCGTTTATTGCAGGGGGGTCTTTCGCTTTCTAGTCGCTCGGCGGCAGCTCCTCGACCTTCTCGATCGTCACGTCCTCGGCTGGCAGCGCGGCCATGTACTTGGCCTCCAGCTCGGCCTTGGTAGGCCCCTGAGCTGCATCTTCGTGCTTGATGACCGTCTGGGACTCGTCCCTGTAGCCGAAATTGTTCTTACCGAGAAAGATTCCTGTTACCGGGTTGCGGTAGCCGTTATTCTGCATCGCCGATTCCCAAGAAACTTCCAAACTTTGCAAAATATTTTTGAGCACCACGGCGGATTCGGTGCTCAGCATCTTATCCAGCCTAGTCCTCTTGCCCTTCGCCCAGTCCATGACGTCACTGCGTGTCATGCCGAAGCTCTGGCACATGCCGCTCACAAGAATCTTGGAATCGTGGCGCTCGCACAGGTCGCAGTAGTCCTCGAACCTAGCCATCAGCTGCTCCGGGTCGCTCACATCGATGGTGGGCCACCTGATAAGCTCCCTGATCATGCTGATCGTCTCGCTGTTGTTCGCAGGCGTCTGCGTGTTCGGGCTGTTCCCGTACCTTCCCTGCGTCATGTATCATCCTCCGTCGCTGCACCTGATGCCGAAACGTACATGCCCTTCGAGTCGCGGAGCGGCTTGGGGAACGTGTCCCTAAGCTCCGAGTACCCCCCTGCCCCGAGCTCGGTGAGCGAGTACCTGTTGGTGCCCCTCTCACGTCTCAGGAGGCCCTTCGAGACCAGCCCGCCGCATATCTCGGCGATCCCGTCCCTGCCAATGCCACGGAACAGCTTGACGTTCTCGTCGCCGCCCCTGCGGGTGACCTCGGTGGAGCAGAACGGCTCGCCCTGCTTGTGGCGCCAGCCCACGACCCGCAGGAACGCCAGCTCGCCGACCGTCAGGGACGCCAGTATGCCCCCGGGACGCCTAGCCAATGCTCTGCCTGTAATGTAATGCTATGCTATGGCAAAGCAAGTGCATATGCATTTGCATACCTCCTATGAACGGTTATTACCTATACTTTATCGTTCCACCAACGGACGTTGGCGGCGCGTTTCCGCTGGTCGGAGATGCTGTTATACCTCTCGACCTCCTGCTGGAACCCATAGCCTGAAACCGTTCGCTTCTCGTCGTTTTTCACCTCGAAAACGCCGCACTTCGCGGCGGTCTCGAGCACGCTTTGCGACTTTTTCCGGCTGATGCCCAAATCGCGGCTCACGGCCCTCGACAACTCGTCGAACGTCAGCTCCAGGCCCTCGGCGGCGGCGCGGTACAGCTCGCACTTGGCGGCCAGCCACACGCCTGCGCCCTCGGCACCGCACGAGTCCGTGAGCCTGCGCACCCTGGGGCTGTCCAGCTCGCCGATCGGCTGCGGGTACCACGACATCACGGGCAGTCGGCGTAGCGGCCGTGGACTATGTAGCGGTTGTACTGCGCGTAGCCGAACACGCTCGCCCTGCGCCTGTTGTCGGCGTGCTGGCACTCGCGGCACTTGCGCTGCAGCCCGTCGGTGTTGGCGCGGTTGCGGTTGAACTCGGACGCCTCCAGCAGCCGACCGCAGTAGTTGCATCGCTTCACCTTCACCCCCCTATCAATAAAACCTATAATCGAGTCTCGCATACGGGGTCTAACAAACGTCTCTGGAGTCGAGAGACTTGATGGCCGCGTAGGCGATCTTCTTGGCCTTGTCGTAGGGTATGCCCATGTCGGCTGACACGTCGTGCCAGTCCTCGTCGAACAGGAAGTGGCGCACGACCAGCTTGCAGGCGGTGTCGCCGCACGTCCACTCGATTTCGGCGACGTCGTCCCACGCGCGGTCCAGAATCTCCTCGCACCTGTCGATGCACCATCCGATGCGCTCCTTGCCGACCAGCGGCTTGGTGGTCTTGAGCTGGCGTTTCAGGCGCTCCAGAGAGCGTGCGGTGACCTGGTAGCCGCGAAAGTCGTGGAGCGACTGGCTGATTTCGCCCTGGCGCAGCACTAGCGGCTCACGTACACCGAGATGCCGCCAGCGAGGAACACCATGAGCGCCGAGAGCGCCCAGATGTTGGCGCACTTGACGCCGAACGCCAGCCCCAGGAGCAGCGCCGCAAGGAACCCCTGCAGCCAGAACAGGAAAACGACGGCGGCGACGGTGCATGCGAGCAGAACGAGCGCGAGTCCGACCGACACGATGCGAGACACAACTTTCAAGCGATAGTCCTTCCGAACGAATGAGAGCCGTTTCAAGCCCCCGTTTTAAACAAAAAATGACACTGACTGGTTTCAAACCAGAAAGTGCCCTTAAATCAAATCCTGTGGCTCTCTAAGCCCATTTGAGCGATATGCTCACCAGCCGAACTCCTTGGCCATGTCCGCGTAGCGCTCTCGGGTTGAGCGTCTGCGGCCCGTGTCCACCTCCAGCGGCAGGCACATCTCCAGGACTCGGCTGTACGTCCTGCGACAGGCCATGTCGTCGGGTGCCGCCAGCTCCCTCCGCGTCAGGTTCGTGCTGATGACGGTCGGCTTTCGGCTCTGGTAGCGGGTGTCGATGACGCTGTAGACGATTTCGCGGCCGTAGTCGGTCTCGCGCTCAGCCCCGAGGTCGTCGAGCACCAGAAGCTCGGCGTGCCCCAGCTCCTCGATCGTGTCGGCCACATCGCCGTACCTGCGTCCTAGGACCCAAGGCATCGAGCGCATCAGCACCCTCATGCCCTTCTCCAGCGCGGCGTTGGCGATGCAGCAGCTGAGGAACGTCTTGCCGCTGTCGGGAGGCCCGAACAGCAGCAGCCCCGAGTGCAGCCCCGGCAGCTTGTCGGCGTACTTCCTGCACTTCTCGACAACGTCGGAGCCGAACTTACCGTCGTCGGCGGCGAAGGTCTGGGACGCCATCTCGGGGACGGGGAAGCACTCCGACCTGCGCGAATCGAGCGTCGAGCACCTGCACTTGCAGGGAATCAGCAGCTCGCGGTTTAAGTCCCAGACCCTGCGCTCCACGGGGAAACCGCAGGTGGGACATGTCCTCGGCTCCATCACAGCGTCCCGGCGAAGTCGAAGGCGTCGAGGGCTTTGGCGTCAGCCGACGTCGAGGCAGCGGAATCGTCCACGTAGTCCTTGAAAATCCATGTCCTGACCGCTCCCTTCCAGTCCTTCATCGGGTTCTTGCCGACTTTCCAGCCGTTGGAATCGTACCACGAGACGAACCTTTCGGCTCGGAACGTTTCCCCTGTTAATCGCAGGTTTCTTGATTTGATGAAGCCCTCGGCGTACTCGGCGACCTCCTCGACGGATGGCTTCACGAACTTCTTCGCACGCCGTTTCTTCGGTTGTTCGGGCGCGCACGCGCCAAAACCCTTGGGATTAGGTTGAGTATCAACCCTAGAGGAGTTACTAGTACTCTCTCCTAACCTAACCTTACCTAACCTAACCTCGGTATCCACTTTGTCTACCAACTGACAGTCAGGTGTCTCCAGTTTGTCTACCAGTTGGCTACCAAGTGTATCCACTTTGTCTACCGGCTTGAACATATCCGCAGGTAAGCCCGTGTCCCTCGTCGTGTACGATTTGTTCTCGTCAATGTAAAGCGTGGCTAACTCGTCTGGGTAGCGAGTTGCGTGGCGCCTGTCCGACCGGACGTAGTTGTTGACCCACCACGACTTGATGACCGCCGCGCCAGAGTCGAACGTCAGGATGAACTTCTTCGCCACCAGCAGCCGAAAATCGTCCTCCGACGCGCCGCACATCCTGCGGATTGAGCGCGGGTTGTTGACGAAGCCCCAGTCGTCCGCGTTCATCCCGAGGTGGATGTAGAGCGACTGTGCCGAGAGCGGCATGTCGAGAAAGGCGTCCGACTCGACGATGGTTCTGGCGAACATTCTTCGTTCCGCCATATGGTGACCCCCTATCAATAAAATATATTTTTGATCCTATTTTGAGTAGTTCCAGGCTGCGACCAGCTCGCCCTCGGTCGGGTACAGCCCGACCACCATCGGGCAGTTGTCCCTGTAGGCCGCATCCTCGTCGCGGTGCCTGATTTCGAACTCCTCGGTGCCGCCGATGATGATGACCTCACGGGCGTACACCTCGCCGCCGCAGAACGGGCAGCGCCTGAGAGTCGGTGCCATGTTGCCTCCAAAGTGGAGCGCCCAGCATAGTGCCGGGCGCTCCGATCGACTAGTCCTTGCTTGTGATCTTCACGCCGGGCAGCTCTTGCGGCAGGAAGTTGAACTCATAGTTGAACTTGTCGGTCTTGGTGGAATCGACTTGCTCCACCGTGTACATAGTCCAATCATTGAGGTAGATGAAATGCTTCTGATACTCGCCGTTGGGCAGCTCGGCAATAATGTTCAACTCGTTAGTTTCCGGGTCGGTCTTGATGGAAAGACAGCCCTCCATCTGCAACAGCACCTTGTCAGAGCGCATGTTGATAACGGTCACACGGCGGCGAACGTTGAAGTTGTCGGCATCTTGTGATAGGTTGTAGCTAACCTGACCGCGCTCGGTGCAGCCAGATAGTCCAAGCGTGGCGATGATGCCAACCACGGCCAAAATAAAGGCCACCATTGCGGCGACCCTACGCTTCGTGTTATTCATTTTTAGTCCTTTCCTGTAACTGCTCTGCCTCGATGCCCAGCTTGCCCAAGATGAACGCGAGGGCATCGTCTGCGGATATGTCGCCGTGGACAGTCCGATCGGGCAGACGCACACACTTGTTTGCCTTGTAGTCGTAGTAGAAGTACGCGAGGCGCGACACGTCCGGGCCGTCCGGGTACACGATGCAGTCCACCATGTACGCCATCCAGCTATCGTCGTAGATGTTCCAGCTGTAATGGACATAATTGACGGTCTTCAACGCAGACACGACCCTATACCTGCTCATTTGGCAACCTCCATGAGCACTGAGATCGGTACAACCCCGGAGAAGCTGTACTCGTCCCAAAATGTCTCAGGCCATTCTTTTCCGTCGTACCTGTTGCGCTTGCATCGCTTCTCGGCGCACACCTCGGCATCATGTTCGTTGTCGAACGCCATATAGGGAGAATCCCATTTGTCCTCCCATTCGCCGCCGTAGTCGACGACTAGGTAGACGGTGCGCTTAGCTTTCATCCTCCACCTCCACGCCACATGCTTTCAGGAAGTCGATAATCATGATGGTATAGCAGTCCATCAGCACTGAATCGCCATCATCGAAATCCATGCACTCAGCTCGGCAATTAACGCACGATGCCTTAGAAGGTATTCCATCGACTCTAACAAGTGCATCGAAGTAATAACACGGCATCGGAATGTGACCGAAATCGCATTCGTATGAATCAATGGCGGCATATCGAAGGTGGCAAATCTGCTTCTCCAGCTCGGGTTTAATCTGCATCAATGACCACCGCCCCACACTCAGGACAGCGCTTGTACGGATACCGATCGTAGTCGGGCATGTCGAACTCGTTCATGCAATTGGAGCACTGGAATGAGTTCTCGAAATCGCCACCAACGTTTGTCATGACGCATGTGGGAATGTCAATCAGGTCGGCAAGTCTTTCGACGATGGGGATGTAGTAGCCAGTAAAGATGTTGCTGTATTTCTCAACTGAATCCGCGATGTTGCGGTAGGCGCTGTTACCGCATTCCACAAGGTCGAGGTCAGTTTTGTAGTACTCCCCGTTTGCTCGCATGTATGTGAGTTGGTTCCTCAGTCGCGCCGCTACTTCACGGCGCTCCTCGTCACTAATCATCGGTAATCGCCGCCCCGCACTTGGGACAATAGTTCCACCGCATGTCGCCGATTGAGTAGCCGCAGACCTCGCAACACGGGGTCTCCCTACCATACTTGGTCTTGAACTTGCCGTGGCGCGTAGTGGTCGGACGATCGATTAGGTCGGCAAGAGTGTCCAAAACTTCGCGCCAGTTCAAATATCCGACTCCAAGGCAGTCGAGGAACGGCACTATCGCCGATTCTTTGAACCCGGAACCATCATATCCGCGCATCTTCTCGGCAACTTCGTGGCGTTTATCATCGGTAATCATGCGTTCACCTTCTCTGCTTTAGCAGCGACATCGAACATGTCTGCGAGCTTGTCGAATGCCTCGTGCACGTGCATGTCCATGTCATCCAGACCGAAGGCCATAAGCACGCTCTCGGTAAACTGGTGGTCGCTCATGTCCCAGAGCGTGTCATCGGGCAGATAGCCGCGCCATGTCTCGGCCTGACCGCGCAGACGCTCGGCAATAACCTCGGCTCTCATTTCTGCACCGCCTGAAGCATGTCGTTCAGCATGGCCGCCTCGGGCGACGCGATATGCGTCACCAGGTCACTTGCGCAGCACATGAGCGCTATGAACAGGCAAAGGACTACGATGCCGCAGGTTATGATTACAAAGATACTGTCATCTGAGTAATGGCACGTCACGTCATGGCAGTAATCCGTATCGCTGTTATCATTCGAGCTGATGGCCCACATGAGTATGCGAATCGCCACAGCGAGCGCGATCGCCAGAAAAACGCAGGCTACACCGCTCTTGGCGACCTGCATGGCCGCCCATTTCGGCGCGAACTCGGACAAGTGGTTCAGCAGGTAGTCGGCACCGACGCCCAGCTGGTTTGCTATCTCCTTGATAGCGTTGGAGTCCATATCCTCCTCCTTATTTGGTTGTATGGTTAGTGAAATTCCTCGTACTTGCAGTACCGGGTGCCGCGAACCTCGGAGCAGAACGCGCTCTCCAGCTCGTCACCCTCCAGTTTCTCGTACCGATCGCGATATTCCTTGCAGTCGCAGAACCCAGTACCGCGATCGCTGTCGTAGTTGATGCACGTACTGCAGGTCGGCAGCAGTAGGCGTCTGATGAAGATGATGGGGTGGCGCCAGAAGCTAAGCATTGCCGCTCCTAGAGTTCCACCGCTTTACAAGCTCGTCCTTGGTGAACTGAATGACGGCATCCACGTCGTTCACATCGCCGCTATAGACGGCTTTGTCTTGATCAATACGCCAAAAGTTGCGCTCGTACAGCTCGGCAGTATGTTTGCTGATTGTGCGTATGCGCATTTCGGTTCCGCAACTGCAACAAATTACGCCCTGCCTAATCCATGAGCCTCTGCCCTGACGCGTATACGGCTTCTTGTAAACAGGCCGTCCGCAAAACGGGCAAGGTTTAAGCTCCATTGAGTAGCCTCCTATTCCATATGGCTGCTGCCACGATTTCCGTATCGTAGTAGTCCGTACTCGGATGAATCCAGCACGGGTTCCCGCGTGCGCAGCAAACGCTGAATGGTCCAATTCCGCATGGACTCGATGACACGATTTCGGCTTTGCCGCCGCAGAATGGACATGGCTTAAGGTCGATTGTTTTCATCGGCCCTCCTAGCACTCCTCTACAGAATTGCAGTATGCCTCGGTTTGGAAAGCGTCGATGAAGTAGGTGAAGTCATCGTCGATTTCCGCGATCGGGTCGTCGTTCTCGTCGAACTAGTCATCGGGAACGTCGACGGTGTACTCAACGTTGACGGTGTACTTGCTCATTTTTCCTCCTTACGAATGGACTTGATGGTGCCCTCGATGGCTCGGTAGCAGTCCTTGCAAATCTCCTTGCTGTAGACGCTGAGCAAAAGATCGCTGTCGGGCGCACCATTGCGAGTTAGAGATAAGTGCGCTGGCAGACCTTTAATCGGGCGATAGCAGAGGTCGCAGAAATGCCTAATCATTTCTATTTGCCCTCCCGTTCCAAAGCTCCGCAACCGTCTCTGTCGCAGAACTCGAATCATCATCACCGTAGACCTTCGGGCCTTCGGCACCGCATCTGTAGCATCTGACTGTGTAGAGATACGTGCCGGACTTCGACACGATTTCCCGTCTGAATGCGGTGCTGTACCTTCCGCAGAACGGACACGGTTTCAGTCCGTTAAGCAGCTCTACTAGCTCATTATTCACGGTCGAACATCCCTTCCATGTCGTCGCATTGCTCATTCCACTCTTTGATGGCCTCTTGGGTTAGCCGCCAATTGCACGGCCAACGCTCTTCCTTCCACAGCCCGGTTGTCACATAATCGCGCGTCGCCTCGATGTGGCACTCCGTGCAGGCGACTTTGGCCGACAGACTGCCGTTCTGCCGGTCGTCGTTTACCTCGATGCGAAGGTGCTCGGTCGAATGACACTTCGGACACGGCTTCATGGTCGTCATTCGACCACCTTCTCCTTCAGTGATCGACCGCAGAACGGGCAGAAGTTGACGCCCTCGATGAAGCCTGTAGCAGTCACGCTGACATCTTCGTAACCACTGCACGCCCCACCTACCGAGATGTCGAGCGTCACATCTGTATCCAGTTCGACCTTGACAATAGGCTCGCCATCATAACGGCGCATCAGAGTCATAGCCCCAATTGGCATGTTTGAAAATCCGCGATGTGGAAAGTCGTGCACAGATTCAATACGAGGCCCGTCGCAGAAATAGCAACTCATCAGTCCTTACCTCTCAGTTTGCGGATGCGCAGCGCGATGTGTTTTACCATTTGGACAACGCATTCTTTATTTGCGTCGGATAGGCATTTATCGCAATCGTCGCTTGATTTGTTGAGATACGCACAGGGTATGTACCGAGTCGAGGCACAGCAACTGTCCAAGTCATCAAGCAGCCTCTTCCAGCTGTCTGGCTGGACTAGATGCAGGAGATGCGGCAAGAAGTTGCATTTCTCCTCTTCGTCCTCGAATACACCTCTGATTGTCCAGAAACTTGTCAGTGATGATGGCAATGCGCAGAGTTTGAACTCGTCCACATTGAACTTCACGCCGTTGTTGTCATACAGAACCTCGGTATCAAGCGGAATCTCGTGGCCTTCATGGTCTTTTGGCAACTCGACACTCATTCGCAGCGCTCCTTAAGCTCGGCGAAGTGGTTCTTTAGAAGATTGCGGAACTTGTCGTTTTCGACAATTGCCTCAAGAGCTTTAAAAAGCTCGTCGATGTCCTTTTCCTCGGTCGGGTTGTTCAGGTGGTACTGATCGGGGAACAGGGTTTTCCCGTCAACAGTAGTTGCGGACCACAATCCGACACGCGATACGTAGAAGAATCCAGTAAGCCCGACCACGGTTCCGTCATCGTCGTAAAGATTCCACGTGTCCAGCGGGATATAGTTCCCGTCTTTGTCTTTCAGCGGTTGAATCATCGTCCTGACACCTCATTCAGAAACTGTCCAGTGATAAGGCGGTGCAGCCAGTCGGCGCACTTATAAAGGTCCTCGTCGTAGTCGTCCTTGAGTCCAGCGCGGTCGAAGTACTTGAGCGCGTGGGCCACGTCCGAGATATAGGCGCCGCCGACCATGTCGCTCTTGCCGAGCAGTTCGGTGACGGCCTCAATCTTGTCGGCAGTCTCGATGCTGCCATGCTTGTAATGCACTGCGTACTCGCTCATTCGGCCGCCCCCAATGCCGCCGAAACCTCGTTCTGGACCTCCTTGAGGAGCTTGCAGACCATGGCCCCCGAGTACTTGCTGGTCGACTTGGTGCTCAGGAACTCGATGGTCTTGGTCAGCTTGCAGACCAGGTCGCAGAGCACCTGCGTCCTAGAACGGCTATCGGTCATTTCCATTCCTCCCTTACGTTGCGTATCCTTAAGTACGAATCGACTTTCGCGTTCTTGGAGACGTAGCCCGCCCTGGTGCCGACTCCGTTGCGGCACCTGCTGGACGTGTGAATCCTTCGCCTGCCCTCGTCCCTGCACTCCTGCGAGCAGTAGACGGCGTTCTTCGCTGAGCCGCCGAAAGCCTTGCCGCAAATCTTGCAGGTGCAGGCGTAGCGGCGTCCGTCCTCCTCGTAGCTGAAATAGTGGCCGCCGACCATGCTCCCGTCTCGGCAGGCTGCGCTGATGGAGGACTTAGCGGCTGCAACCGACACGGCTGCGGCAGTTACGCTTACGTAGCGCTTGCCGTCATCGCGCAATACGGCGTGCCATTTGCCAGCTGGCTTCTTCTTGTCCGTCATTTGTTGAGCCTCGCGATGCAGACGTAACCGTTGTCCCGATATACGCGGATAATGTCGGAGAGCCCGTTTGTCCTGATGTAACTTTCGATGCAGGACTGCACGTTGTTTGATGCCTTGCGGCCAACGCGGTAGTCGGTGCTACTCGTCGTGTACTTGTGCTTGATGACTGATAGTCCGCTGTCGATAAACGCGTCGATTAGAGGCTTGTACCTGCTGTTGCCGGGGCCGGGGCGCTTTCCGGCGTAGGCTTTCTCTGGCCACAGGGACTCGTCGAAGGCCTGCTTGAAGGCCACGGACTCGGCTGCGTCATGCGACTCCTCGATAGCCGCGTCAACGAGGCAGTCGATGCGGGTGTCGCAGAACAGCTGAGCGATGGTGCGCACCGAAACGCGCGTGGTGAACGTCGGCATCGTGCGGTACGACTCCTGCGGCACGACGGCTGTGATCAAATCCTTTACGGTGGCTCCCATGTCGCGTGCGACCTTTTTGCAGATAGCCCACGACACTCCGAGGTTGATGTCGTACTCGTCTCCGGCTCTGCACTTGGTGACGGCCTTGGTGCCGTCCTCGAAAAAGACGATGGTTGCAGGTCCGCTGAACTTCACGGACTTGACCTTGATGTTATTCATTTGTTCTCCAATGGTGGAGCCGCCGGGAATCCGACGGCTCTGCTGCTCTATAGCCTGTCGACCGCCTCGATGCGCTCTCCCAGCCAGCGCATGACCGGAACAGCCATGCTGTTGCCGCACGCCTTGTAGCGCAGTGAGTCTGGGCACTCCTCGGCAGGCTTTCCCTTCCACGGGATTCTGGTGTGGTTGTCCGGGAAACCCTGCAGCCGCTCGCACTCCAGCGGAGTCAGGCGGCGAACTACCGAGTTGATGCCGCTTTCTGCGGTCGTATTATCATTGATGTTGTGATAACCTGCGATCGGCTCCGATTCGTCGGCGCCGCTGCCGTTCGCCGCTCCTTGGTGGTTCTTGAAAGCGACGACTGGCGGGTCTTTGCGGGTGTGGGCGCTGATCGTTCCAGCGATTTCATCGTCCACGCTCGTGTTCTTCTGCGTGTCAGTCATGCACACCAGGCTCTGGTTGTTTACCGTGCTGAGGGTGCCGCTGATTTCGTCCTGAATCAAAGGTCCTTTGCCCCCCCCCTGGTTTGCCTGCCCTGTCTCGGATAAGCCAGCTGTGCATGTCTCACTCTCCTCGTACATAACCGCAGGATTGTGGTAGTCGGCAGTGAGTGTCGGTGACTGCTCCACAGCGGCTCCGATGCCGCCTGCCTTTGAGCATTGGTGGTACTTGAACGCCACCGCAGGACGGTCAATCGTCGTCAGGGTGTACATAGGCTCCCCAGGTTCTTGGAACCCCCACCCATTGCCGCCGTTCTCGGGCTTGCTCCCGATGATGTTTCCGGCGATCGAGAAGGTGTCATGCTGGCTATCGGGGTTTAGGCGTCCTGTTCCGCTACCTTGCGCAACGCTGCGTCCAGAAGCGGCGGCAACGGCTTTCCTCTTTTCTCGGCTCGATGGAGTATCCCAGCACATGCTTTCTGGCTCAAAGAGTACTTCGCAGGCGCGCGCGTCTCCAAGGTGTCCGACAAGAAAGAGACGTTCGCGCCTTTGGGCCACGCCGAAGAACTGCGCGTCCAGTACTCGCCACGCCAAACCGTACCCGAGGGCATCCATTTCTCCGAGCAGCTGTCCGAAAGCCGCCCCCCCCTCACACGAGAGCGCTCCTTTGACGTTTTCCCACAGGAACCACCGAGGCATAAGCTCTTGAACACAACGTATGTACTCGAACATGAGTCCAGAAGCTCCCTTAAGACCTTCTCGCTTTCCTGCGATGGAGAAGGACTGGCAGGGACTTCCTCCGACCACAAGGTCAACTGCTCCATGAATCTCCTTTTTCCAATCTACTTTTGTGATGTCTCCGAGGTTCGGGACGTTCGGCCAGCGCTCGGCAAGTACAGCGCTCGGGAAGTCGTCTATCTCGCAGAACGCGAGCGGTTCCCATCCGAGCGGTTCCCAAGCGAGCGTCGCCGCCTCGACTCCCGAGAAGATGCTTACATATCGCATTTGGCACCGGCCCAGAACATGCACGATCCATCGCATGGCGTGATGCTGTCGATGATGCAGTCGATAAACTCTCCCGTTGAGAGCTGTTTGTTCTTGATGTTCAGCAGGTAGTTGTGCTGAGCAATGCGCTCGCACACGCCGTAGTATCCGCTGCTGAAATCGTCCCACTTGGCACAGCTTTGGCAGTCGCGCTTCATTTGAACCGACCTCCGATGCAACCGATAACGGCAATCAAGATGAACAACACGACTACGGGGGTGGCATATGCCGTTTCACGTTTACATGGAGCGGTCATGTCGCCACCCCCTCATGTTGGTCGCCTTGAGGTTCCAAATCGGCTTTAGGTGATGGATGACCTCAACTGTCGGCTCGATAAGCCGCAATATCTCGTCGGCGCTCTTATATGCCTCAGGCGATTCGTCGAGCGTCGCTTCACAGGCGCTCGGGCAGTAGATGCCAGCCTCTTTCATCTCTGATACAAACTTCTCGGTGTCCAAGTTGGCGCGTGCCTGCGCACGACTCATGACACGACCAGCGCCGTTGGGAGCGGACTCGTTCCAATCATTGTTGCCCTTACCGACGGCGATTACTGAGCCGTCGCGCATGTTGAACGGGATAAGGACCTTCTCGCCAGTGTGTGCGCTGATTGCGCCCTTGCGGATAACGTTGTCATCGGATATGTAGTTGTGCATCGTCTCGAATCGAGCGCTCAGGTCCAGCTTGATTCCAGTGCGTTCCTTAATCTGCTTGAGAATGTGGAAACGGTTATCAGTAGCGTATCTCTGGCAGATACGCATGTCGTTGAGATATGCGCCTGCCGCAAAGCTCACGAGGTACTTGAGATCGCGAGGAACATCTTCCTTGCACATTTCCTGCGCCATTGCCTGGTGATACTCGGCTACCTGTTTGCCCAGATTGCGAGAACCGGTGTGCACCACAAGATATTGATACCCATACTCGTCCTCGTCGAGTTCAACGAAGTGGTTGCCGCCGCCCAGCGTGCCCATGGAGCACTCAATCCGCTCGACCCCTTTGAGATAGGCGTCATTCACAACACCGTAGTCATTCTCAAGGCTGCATTTCGGCTCGTTGTGAACGCTGAACCCAGTTGGTACAGCTTTCTTCACGTCGCGGTTGAATTGAATCAAATCGTAGCGGTCGATACGCTCGTCGAGAGGGGCGCAGAGCATACCGCAACCGATGTCGACTCCGACCAGATTCGGAATAACCTTGTCGCCAAGGTTCGCTGTGAACCCGATCACGCAACCCTTTCCGGCGTGGGCGTCGGGCATGATGCGAATCGTGGCACCCTCGAAAGCCGGACACGATGCAATCTCGTCAACCTGCTTCTTGGCGCTCTCCTCAAGATTCTCAGCGAAAATCTTTACATCTGCCATTTAACCTCCTTCTTATATAAGTGCGTTACTCGACTCCCGTGCTGCCATATCCGTTTGAGCCACGGTCACTGTCGGACAGCTCGTCGACGCTCAGGAAATCGACGTCCTCGCACTTGATGATCACTATCTGGCAGACACGGTCGCCCGGATACACCGTGAAGGCCTTCTCGCCCAAGTTGAGCAGCTTGGCCTTGATGGGACCACGGTATCCCGAGTCGATGATGCCGACGCCGTTCGCCAGGCAGATGCCGTAGTTGCACCCGAGTCCAGAGCGCGGGGCCTGCAGGCCGAAGTAACCCTCGGGAATCTCCATGCTCACGCCGAGGTCAATCCAGGCGGACTCCCCGACCCCGATGGTCACGGGACGCGGGATGAAGGCCCGCATGTCGGCTCCGGCGTCGCCCTTGTGCTTTCGCTCGGGCGTGTGCCCGTACTCGGCGACTGTCTTAATCTCCATCGGTTCCATCTCCTTCCAGCGGGTGCGAACGACCCGCCAACGGGTAGCTGGCCTTGAACCAGTCGCATTTGCAGGGACACTCGATGCACAGCCGGAAGTCCTCCCGGTCGAAATCCGAGTCGGTAACGACGGCGCCTGTCTTGCACTCGTTCAAAAGCCACCTCCTTCCAGAAGCGGGGCGACCAGTGAAGGCCACCCCGCACACAAATCAGTACTCGACGAAGCCGTTACAAGGCTCGTCGCTTTCCTCGATCGCGTTCTCCTGCACCCATGCGAGCACGTCCGCAGCGCCGATGCTCTGGCGCTCGTCGTACCACTGGGCGTACTTTCTCTTGCAGAAGCCGCAGCCGCTCTCGCCGATGAACGCGAACGACTCGCATTGTCCGCACTCGTAGTTGGGTCCGGCGTCGGGTGCGCCGTCGCGCTCAAGATTCATCTGAATCCTCCTAGAACGGAATGTCCTCGTCATAGACCTCGGCAGCGGCAACAGGAGCCGCCTGACGGGGCGCTGCGGGGCGAACGGGAGCAGGAGTGGGAGTGCTGATAACGGCACCGCCCTGCTCGTCTCGGCGGCTCATGAACTCAATCTCGTCCACGATGACCTCCAGCTTGGAACGGCGCTCGCCGTCCTTCTCCCAGCTGGAGTAGCGCAGCTTGCCCTCGATGGCGACCTTGCTGCCCTTGGCGATGTAGTTGGCAATCTTCTCGGCGCGTGTGCCGAACATGGTGCAGTCGACGAAGTTGGGATAGTCCTCCCACTCACCTGTACTCGGATTCTTTCGCCTGTCGTTGACGGCGATTCCGAAGTTGAGCACCTGCGAACCGCTCTGGGTGGCGCGAAGCTCGGGGTCGCGGGTCAGGTTGCCCGTGACGCAAACTCGGTTGATGGACACTATTTCTTCCTCTCGTTGAGCAGCTTCACGATCTTGTCGCGCTGGCGGCAACCGAGGCTACCGAGACGTCGCTTCTCGTCGATGCCAAGCTCCTCAAGAATCTGCTTGGACTTGGTCTTGCCGACGCCCGGCAGGGACTCGATGAAGTAGCGCAGGCGCATACGCTGAGCCTCCGGGGCATCGAGCACTTCAAGCGGCTCGACCTCAATCCACTTCATCTTGCGGCGAAGCTCGGCGAGCTGCTTGCGCGCCTCGGTCGCCTTTTTTAGCGCCAGCTTGCGCTCCTCCTCAGTAAGCTCGTGGTTGATGGGCATTACTCGGAAACCTCCTCGATAATCTCGCCAGTCTCGGCGTCAACGTTTGCGGGTACATCGGTCGGCTCGGGAGCCAGCGGGTCCTCGAAAAGGCGGTTGCCCTCCTCGTCGAGGACGATCGGGGTACTGTCATCATCGGTAACGGCCTTTGCGACCTCGACTGAGCGCGGCAGCAGGCCACGGTTGAAGGCTCGACGGATGACCGTCTTTTCTGCCATGGCGGCGTAGTCGGACGCCCACGGTCCGAACTTGCTGGCCTTGGAGCGATCCTTCACCTCGTCGACCTCCTTCTTGCTCATTTGCAGGAACACGAAGCCGCCGTCTTTCAAATGGCAGGACAGGTAGACTAGCTTGAGCTTCTTAGCGCTGTGGTCGGCATCGAGGTTGGGCTTGAAGCTGAAATGAACGCCAGTCTCGTCCTCCCAGTACTCGAAGTCGTCGCCCTCGTAGACGCACTGCGTGCGCACGGTCTTGACTTGACCGGAGCGGCGAACCAGTTCCAACATGCCGTTCTTGCCGAGGATGAACTGGGCCTCCTTGCGGCCAGTATGGCGATTGTTGTACGGCAGGATGTAGGCGTTGCCCATGATGTCGTTCGGCTCAAGTCCGATTTCAGCGCACTTGAGGCAGCAGCTGAGCATACTCTGTACCGAGCATTCCTTTAAGTCTGGAATCTGCTTGTATGTCGCGATCGCCAGCTGGGTCAGGCGCTCGGGCGTGAAGCCCTTCGGCATGACCGCCTGCAGCTGCGGAGCGCAGCGCTTGATAAGTCCGGCGAAAGAGTTGTCCTGCTGCTGGGACTGCTTAATCTCCTGTTTCGCCTGCGTGATAGCTCCCAAAGTTATTCCTTCTCTTTCTTAGCGGCGGCGAACCTGATGCCGCCGTTCGTGTCTTGACCGTTCTTCTTGTAGCGCGACCAGGTGAACCTGCCGTCAGGAGTGACAATGCCTCGGTTGTCACCGATAAGCTGGCACAGCCTGTTGACGGCGCCTTGGTATTCCTTGACCGCCTTGTCTCGGGACTCCTTGGCATTCAGCCAGTCGGCGGCCTCCTTCGGAGTCTTGTCCATGTCGACAAGCTCGCCGGGTGTCCGGTGCTTTGCGAGGAGAGCCTTGATTTCAGCCCCGACCTCTCCGATCGGTGGCTCTACGTCGTCCTCTACCATCGACCAGAAGTCGTCGACCTCCTTGTTTACGGCCCGGACGTCGTCCTCGTCGCGCATGACGCGGAACTCCTTGTAAATCTGGCCGCCGATAAGAACGGCCACGTCCGCGAACTTGCGCCCAGTGACGCTCATGTAATGGGTAATCTGCGTGATGTAGTAGATGGGCACGCCCTCGTCCCAGTCGTGCTCCCTGTAGAGCGACGCGGTCTTGATTTCCAAGATGCCCCATCCGAGTTCGGGGTCCTTGACCTCGTAGTCTAGGGACGCTTGTGCATGGGGTCGCTCGATGCTCTGGCAGACGGCGTTGACTCGTCTGACAATGCGGTCCGGGTGCTGACTGGCGTAATGACCACCCACGATGGGTTCGAGGATGTTTCCCCATTCAACAGCCTCATTGTCCGAGAGGTCTGCTGGCGGGATGTACCCGAGCTTTTCTGCCCAGACCTCGTATGGCCCGCGATAATGAGAGAGTCCCATAATGGCAGCGACATCCGAACCTCCGATTCCCTTGCGGCGCTGAGCCAACCACGCGTCGTTGTCACCATCTGGAGTCCTGATTAGCGTGAAGTACTTGTTCTCGCCTACTATCGGCATGGGTTCACCTCCGCGACCTCGTCCATGTTCATCAGTCCGAGCGGGATGATGGTGATGACCATGCGGTCGTTCTCAAGGCCCCTCATACGAGGCCACTTGCTTATGTCTGCCTTAACGACTTGGCAATCGTCCTTCCAAGCCAGGCCGTTGAGTGCATCGGAAACCAGCTTTCCGATGTTGTCCCAATCGGGCTTGAAGGTATCCTCCTCGCAGAGAACCTTCTTCGGGCGCGACTTGGGGAGGGCACGGTACGCCTCGACCAGCAGGATGAAAGGCTCGCGCCCGGTCTGGTGCTCTGCCGGGAGGACGTTGCCCTCCTTGGCGATTACATCCAGATAGGCGGCGCGGATTGCCTGCTCGTCGTCGTGAGTCCGCTTGGTCGTGTAGGTTCGGCCTGTGCCAGTGAAGCGCGGCCTGTCCTTGCCCCGGACGAAATCGACTCGGAACGTCGTCATAGCAGCGCTCCGATGTCCTTGAGATAGCGGTCAAGCTCGTAGACACTGATGCGTGCGCCGCGCTCGCCGTCAGGCTCGATGAAGTCGATAAGGCCCTTCTCGCGGTCGCGCCGGAGCCTGTCCTTCCCGAGTCCGGTGAACTTGCCGCACTCGGCTACCGTGTAGGTAATCCTCGCAGGCAACCCGGCCGCCATTGCGATCGACAGAGTCGACTGCTGCGGATGCTCCGCTTTTGTCACGTCCTCGATGAACGCCTTGGTGGCGATGTTGATGACGCGGATAAGTTCCTTCGCGCTGTCGGACGCCAAGCCTTCATCATGCTGACTCTGCAAATCTGCTACACTCATGCCGACCTCCTTTCAGGTCAAAGCCCCCGCGCGGTGGAATGTGGCAGGGGCTTTTTTCGTGCTATTCGGTTGTGTAGTAGTCTGAATAAATATTGGTCAAACAGAGTCCGAGCGCTGCGTTCATCATGTCCTGCATGTTGTCCATTGGCTTCACCTTTGCGAGACATTCGAGTAAGGCGCCTTTTTGCTCAGGCTCGATTTTGACATAGAAGCAAATCGGGCTTTTTTCCACTACTGACTTGTTTATCTTGACCTCAGACAGCCACTGCTCGTATGCAGCTTGGGAATCTTCCACCAGCTACTCCTCGACGAAGCGCTTGATGATGTTGTTGAAGCTACCCTTGTTGCCGTAGACCTTCTTGGCGCTAGCTGCGAGCAAGCCCTTCTCTTTGTCGAACTTCTCGCGCTGGCACTTAAAGACGGTCTTGGTGCCGTCCTTCCAGTAGACGATCGTTGCCGGGTAATGGAAGATGACGCGGTCGATTGCGGGGACTGCGCGCCGCGTGCCCCAGTCAAGCGTGCCAATGCATTTGGGTTCACCAAGAGTACGCGTGAACATGTCATTCTTAATCGCGTTCAGAACGACGCGCTTGATGGAATCGCTCGAGTTTGACTTGCCGAGTGCATAGGCCTCGTAGCCATTGATTTCGAGCATGACCTCGGCGCTGGTATCGCCCATGTGGCTAGTAACAAGCATTTTGCCAACATTGACCATCAGTTACCTCCTTCTTAGGTATTTGGTTTTGAGAAAAGTGGGCAGGCGCGGAGGGATTCGAACCCCCATCGGCGTTACCGCCACGGTTTTGGAGACCGCTGCTCTGCCTGTTGAGCTACACGCCTGTGTCTGGAGTGCTGCCCAGGAGTCGCACCTGGTTGCGCGGATTTGCACTCCGCTGCCTATCTGTTCGGCCAGCAGCACATGGAGTCGCCAGAGGGAATCGAACCCACAACACGCGGTTTAGGAAACCGCCGCTCTATCCCATTGAGCTATGACGACGAAAATGGTGCCGCATCTAGGTAACGCTCCCAGCCAGCCAATAGGCACCTGATTTACAGTCAGGCCCCCGTCTTTAGGGGAATACTGCGGCAGTGTGGAGGAGGGTGTGGGATTCGAACCCACGGATCGCTATCAACGACCTGCTGTTTTCTAGACAGCTGCAATAATCCTCTCTGCCAACCCTCCGTTGGCGGAGCATGTAGGACTTGCACCTACGGGCCTCGTGTGAGGTCTACGGGTTAGCAACCCGCTGCAGTAGCTACTGTGCCAATGCTCCGAATGGTTGTCGCGGTAGGTGCTGACCCTACGGCCTCCCCGTTATCAACAGGGTGCTCTACCGTTGAGCTACGCGACAGTGGAGCCGCCTGCGGGAGTCGAACCCGCATTACCGATTTGGAGGACCGGCGCTCTACCTTTGAGCTAAGGCGGCGTGCCTCGCGCGGCAGGCCTCGAACCTGCGACCTCCCGGTTAACGGCCGGGCGCTCTACCAGCTGAGCTACACGCAAATGGTGGGGCAAACAATACGGAGGCAATACATCTCCGCTGGGTTTGCCCCGTGTTGGTGGCGGGAGGGGGATTCGAACCCCCATGTCACGGCTTATGAGGCCGTTGAGTTACCCGTACTCTATCCCGCTATGGCTTCTCGGCAGGGAATCGAACCCTGATTGACTGAACCAGAATCAGCCGTGCTAAACCGTTACACTACCGAGAACGTGTTTGCCAGCGGCGACAGCAACCGACACGGCTGCTATACACATCTTCTTATGACGCGACCGCCGAAGGGCAAATGGCGGTCTGGGTTTTCAGATGCCCGTATCGGCTGCTGTCGCCGCTGGCGGCTGGGGCAAGGTCACAAAACCCCAGCGTGTCCGTGGTTACCGCGCGACGCGGTCTGGCACTCACGGCTTACCACCCGCACGGCGCGATGCCGATTGGGTCCTACCCCTTTCGGGGCGAATATTCGGTACTCAAAGAGCGCGTCCCGTCTGGGACATTGCGCGGTTTCACGCGCGGACTCGGCTGCTAGTAGGGTGTTCAGCAAGGAGATGACACTGAACTGGCTCCGTGGTATGGGAGGAGAGAAGATGACAGTCGAGTCCGCGAGGGAAAACGCGGTTGGTGGCTACTGGTCTGAGTCACGCCCAGTAAGCCAGTCGAGCGAACAGCCGATAAAGTCGGCGAGGATGACGGCCTCTGATAGAGTGAACGGGCGCTCACCTGTGAGTTTTGCGTGAGTTGCGTTCCATCCGAGTCCTAGCAAATCGGCAACTTTTTGCTGCGTGATTCCCTTTGACTTGATGTACTCTGAGACATGCTTTGCGCAGGTATTCACTATCGTTACCTCCTTTCCGACTGCTTTCGTTCGCTAGCGGCTTTCGTTTGCTAGCTCGCAATTCCGTATGTTGCTTCTTGTTGACTGCTGTGTCAACAACAATTTGGGTAAAATTACTTTCAACTAGAAGGAAAGGAGACGAAAATGACCCTTCTAGCTGGGCTGCAAGGCATCCTCGACAGCCGAAATATGAAGCCTGCCGACTTGTGTAGGCTTTGTGGATTGAGCACTGGAGTGATGTCGAACTACATGAACGGAAAGCGTGTCCCGTCAATCGCAAACGCGATTACGATCGCCAATGCGCTTGGCGTGACGCTCGACGAACTCGTCGGCAGGGAGCCGACGCGCTATGCGCCGCCGCCGCTGACAAAAGACGAAGAAGCGCTTCTAGACGACTACCGCAACTGCACGCCGACCTCTAAAGAGAAAATCGACGAGTACGCGGAGTTCCAGAGTGCTAAAAGCAAAGAGTCCACGCGAGATTCCAAGCGTTCTAAGAGGAGTGCGTAATGGCTGAAACCAAAGAGCCGCCGTTTCTGGTGGAGTTAATCGTCCTGCTGCTGGGCGGCATCGGCTTTCTCGTGACGCTGCCCGTGGCGGCGTGCACGCTTATCGTCGATGACTACAAGCCTTACGCTCCGTACTGGTGCGGAGCGTTCGCCGTCTGTCTGGTTTGCGCACTGATGCTCAGGAACACCGAGTGGGGCAGGCGCGAGCTACGGGACAACAAGAAGCCGACCTCAGCGACGAAGCCCGAAGCTGCCGAAAAGGGCTACGCTCCTGCCAACCCGAACGCAACGCTCAACCGCGCAGCGCTCGACACGACCCCGGAGAAGGTAAAGAAGGCCCAGCGTAAGGCGGGACTCCGCTGCCCGAAGTGCGGCTCCACCGACGTCACGTTCCTGAACAACACGTCGAAGTCCACAAGCGCGGGAAAGTCGCTCCTCGGGGCCGAGGTGTTCGGCCTTGAGGGAATGGTGGTAGGCGCCGCGATGGGCAGGAAGGGAAAGCGCGAGTACCTTTGCAACCACTGCGGCAAGCGGTACTCGGTCAGGAACTAGAAAGCAGGAGGCGCCGCCACCCGCCAAGATGAACGACGCCTCCAGAGGACTTATCCCACACACGGTAGGAAAGCAGGTTAATTATGCCACGGAAACGCGCTGAGAGGGGTTCCATCGCCCGTTTAGACCGAAACCGTTACAGGATTAGGTACTGGGGAGACAAGGGCGACGGAAAGGGCTACAGGCGCTTGAGCGCGAACTTCACCGGGACGCTGACAGAGGCGAGGGCAGAGCGCGACAGGCTGATAGAGCTTCACTCGACCAGCCAGCGCACGCAGCATACGGTAAGGTACGTGTTCGACACGCTGTACTGGCCGTCATGTGAAAAGCGGCTGGCAGAGAACACGCTGAAAATGTACCGATCGACTTGGAGCAGGTACGTCAAGCCGAAGTTCGGCGGTTGCAAGCTAGGGGCAGTGAGGCCGCTGGAGATACAGAAGTGGCTCGACGGCATGACGAAGAACCAGGCGAGACGGTCGCTAAACATGCTGTCCAGTATCTACAAGACGGCAGTGAAGTACGAGCTTGCCGAGAGCGACCCGACCTCGGTGGGCCTCACCGTTCCTGACACGATCAACGAGATGGATAAAGGAATATACGACCTCGCCGAGCTGATGCGAATGGCAGAGCTGCTGCGCGGCTCGTGCATGGAGGGCGTATTCCTTCTTTGCGCGTTCGGTTCATGCCGCCCGGGAGAGGCGCTTGCCGTTGACCCGGCGTCCGTCGAGCTGTTCAGAGCCGATAACGGGATGGCCTGCGCAGCCGTCCTCATTGAGCGTGAGGCGGTTCGCGGAATTATCGTCGATCGCACTAAGACTGACAGCAGCAAGCGCTATGTCGTCGTTCCCGGAAAGTGGGGCGAGCGTCTAGCCGAAGTCGCTGACGAGCGAATCGAGGGCGGACACAACTTGTTCATCGAGAGCATGAAGGGCGGGCCGCTGATTTCATCTAGCTTGAAGGTGAAATGGGAAAACGAGTCAAAGAGGCTCGGGTTTGCATACCACCCGCTGCGCAACCTAAGAAACTCTTGGCGAACCAGCTGGGAGTACGAAGTCAGGATACCTCCCGCAACGCTTGAAGTATTGATGGGCCACTCAGGGTCTGGAGTGTCCGCTAAGCACTATGTCCGCGCGAGTTTAATGATGCTGGTGAACACGGTCGCCGACGCCTTCGCTTGCACCGGACTTGTTTCATAGGGACTTTTAGGGACTAAGTGATTTTATGCAAGCGTTCTACCTGCTGTTTTGTCAGATTGTATAATCCACAGTAGTTTAGACGATAGGGTTATATAAGGAAACTAGGCGCACACAACAGGCATTATTCATTTTGCAAGCCGTGTAGGACCTCCCAATAAGCACCGTAGGGACCAAATTGGGACCAAAAATTAAAGCCGTATCCCGTGATTGGGGTACGGCTTTTATAAACCCTGCGTCTCCCGACGCTGGATTTTCGTGTGCCTTGGTTTTAATCGCTATCGCGGAAAGCGCCGACGACGCACAGAGCCAAGAAAAAAATCAGGCTCCCAACGGTACCGCCAAGGATAAAGGCTATGACAATAAGACCGATCATTTCATGACCTCACTACTTCGCGTAGAGCTTGCGCCTGATGGCAACGGCGACAGCCTTGTTGGTGTCTGGTCCCTGCAAGCCGTCGGCGCCGCACGATCCGACCGAGATGCCATGCTCAATGAGCCACAGCTGGTGATGGATGATTGTCCCGCTGCCCATCTGCCTGCTTTGGATTCCCTTTGGTGGATACGTCTTGAGGCCAATCTTGTGCTGCAGTGCAAGCACCATGTCTGAGCCGACGCCCTTACCGGTCTTTGTCCACTCGACGCAGCTCTCCGTTGCCCAGAAAGAGCGCTGGTTGCACTCCCACTGGCCGGAAATCACACCGTCGACGGTGGTGCCGAGCTGCTTTTGAAGCGCTCGCGTGAACTTGGGCCCCCAGTATCGCGTGTCACCCAAGTCGGGGTCTGTGTTGTCAGCAACCTCCGTGTTGGAGCCGCCGATGGTGCCGCCATCGCCGAGCCAGTACAGGGTCCCGTCCCACGGGTAGCTGTAATACGGCTTGATGTTGCTCTCTCGTCCGGTCTGGTCGCCCTTGGCGCCCGTGATGGTGCCCTTTTCGCTGATGCTGAACTGCGCAAGCAGGTCGCCGCGAGCGGAGCCGTAGGGCGAGATGCATACGGCCGTGTGGCAGCGCTTGTTGACGTAGATGTCTCCGCGCATGGCACTTGCAACGCCCATCTTGCGCCAACCGAAAAGACCAGTCTTGAGCAGCTGTTCGATCATGTTGCCCGTGTACGTCGCGCCGTACGTGTTGACGCCGACGGCCCTCAGCGCGAGGATGACTGCGGACGAGCAGTCTCGGTCGCCGCCAGCAACCGTAACGGTCGTGCCGTCAGAGAGCTTGATTGTCTCGGTGGTGCCGTCGCCCATCCTGTTGTACTGCGAGTAGCCGTGACCGCCGTTGCCGTCGTGGGTGACCATGTGCTCGAAAACCTGCGCGAACGCCTCGCGCCTGGTGAGCGCCATTCTATTTGCCCTCAGCCGTGTACGGCTCGTCGTAGCCGAGCGCTCGAGCGGAATCGGACAGGCCGCTCGTGGTCGGGTCGGTCACCACGCCGAGAGCCACGAGGATGTTGAGGACGATGCCCACGAGCTGCAGGAGCGAGTCCTGCGAGACGGGCGGGACGATGCCGAAGATGCCGCAGAGCTGGTAGGCGAACGCGAGCACGGTGGCGGCGAGGGCCGTGAGCGTGGCCTTGTTCTGCAGGCGAAGGGTCCAGTTGATTTTCATGTGTTACCTCCTAGTCGGAGCCGCCGACGCCACGGTGCATGTCGCAGTTGCGCTCCAGGCGCTCGATGCGCGCGAAAAGCGTCGAAATCTGCTCGGTGTGCTTTGCGATAGCAATGCCGTGGTCGTCGAGCTTTCGGTTGATTTCCTTGATTCCTGACGTGACCTCGCGCATCGACTCGATAAGTGAGTCGAGCTTGTCGTCGGTGTGCTGCTCCTTCGCGGAGCGCGTCTTGGTTACGCTGAGCCGCCCGACGCAGAACGTCACGATGACGAAGAAAGCGCTGATGATGGAGGTCGTGTCGCTGACACTCACGGGCGGCACTAATCCTCCTTGCGGTTGGCGGCGTCAAGCAGCGCCTGCACCTCTTTGCGCCAGCGCTCGGGGACGCTGTCGATGGTGCGCTTGCCTTTATTCACGGCACGGAAGAACATCTCCGCGATAGCACTAGCCACTACTGCTCACCTCCCGCAATCATGTCGCAAATCTCGAGGATTGCCGCGTCATGGATGGCGCTCGTCTCCTCGCATTTCTCGACGCGCTCGGCGATCGTCGCATCGTCGTTGACATGCGAATCCCAGAGAGCGTCGAAGCTGTCGGTGATTTCGGCCACGGACGGAGTTCCAGCGACCTTGAAGTACAGCTCCTCTGCGCTGTAGAACTCGTAACCGGACCCGAGGCCGTTGTCAGCGGTGTCCTTCACGATGTCTCGGCGAAGCCAGACGTGGGAGTAGGGAGCGCCGTCATCATGCTCGATGCTCACTGCATCGAGCGGGGTGGCAGAGATTGTTTTCACTGCGCTCATGCGTCCACCTTTCTTTTCGGGTGTTGTCAGCATGAGCATGTGCCGATACGTGTTTCCGCGCGTGCCGGAACGTGGCATCGTATCCGTTTTTCTGCCTCGCCTTGTGCGAGTCCGAGTGCTCCAGGTATCCCCAGTAGGAACAGACCCTCTTGGCTCCGCGCAGCGTCGGCCTTCGGTCGTAGTCACTGTACGCTTTCCTTATTCTGAGGTACAGGTCGGGCTTTATCGTGACCCTGCTCGGCCTTACGCTGTTGCTGAGAGCGGCACACGGCTCCTGCTCGCCAGACCTCGCCACCTTCCAGCCCTTGAACTCCAGGCCGTAACCTTCTTTGAAATACGTACCGAGCGTCCTGACCGCAAGCTCCATGTCGCGCTTGCAGTTGCCGAAGATGAAAAGGTCATCTGCGTACCAGCACTGGTGCTCGATAAGCCTGACGCTCCTGCCGCGCCTTGTCTTATGTGCGTCCTCCAGGAAGTGGTAGCCGAACGACAGCACGAGCTGTGCCATGCGCAGCGAGAAGTAGCTGCCAATTTCCAGGCACCCGTCATAGGAGTCGAGCAGGCAGTCGCACAGGTAAAGGACGTCGGCGCTCTTTATGTACTTGCGGAGTATCGACTTGACCACATCGGTCTTAATGGACGGGTAGCACTTTCGCACATCGACATGCACATGGTACTTGCTGTCGCGCAGATACATCTGGCAGGCGCCGACGAGCATCGGCTGGCCCTTGCCCATCACGCTTGCCGTCTGCCAGTAGCCCACCTTGGCATCAAGGAGAGGCGCGAGAGCCGTGACCGCGAGGTAGTCGCATGTCTGCTGCTTGACGCTCTCGATGCCGATGATGCGCAGCTTGCCGTTGGTAGTCTCGATGTGCCTGTAGCGCCTGATCGGTACGAACGACAGCGACCTCGACTCAATCTCGAATGCGATCTCGCTGATTAACGCCGACTCGGTGCCGTATTCTTCACACACGCGCCAGCGGTTCTTCTTGCCAGCCTCTCCGCACAGCCAAGTATCGTATGCGGCATGAATTAGGGACTCGTCTATGCGGAGTCCCTTGCAGTAGCTTTTTATATAGACCAAATCTCTTTCTGGGTGTCACACGAGCAGTCGCCTTGAGGTTACTAGCCCGTCGGTCTTTTTGACGATTTCACTTAGTTAAGCTAGGCCGATGCCCATCTCGTCCCAGAAGGACGGAGGGTAGTCGCGGATGGAGAAGATGTTGAAAGAGTAGTCCCAGATTGACGCGAGCCGTAGTTCCACCTGGCGTTCGACAGGTCGTTGTTGCCATTGACGTAGCGAAGGCCAGCATAGCCCCTGTTCCTGAGGTTGCCGAGAAGGAAAGATACGCCCCGTATTCCGCGAATCCCTATTTTCGAGTTCCGATAGTTGCAGAGCTGATTGTAGCATGTGCTACGGACAGCCGAAGTGAGAAAGAGGGGGCTTTTCGCCCCCTCTCGACGGCTATGCAGCCGCCGATTCACCCCCGGACTGACCGTTGCCAGAAAGACGCGAGCCGCTGCGCCACCAGGCGTACGACAGGCCGCTGCCGCCACCGACGCAGCGAAGGCCAGCACAGCCCCCGTCCCGGAGGTCGCCGATAGTAAGGCTCTCGCGAGTTCCCGTGACCGTGTCGGCGTTCTTGTAGACGCCGTCGCACAATCCCGTGGTATCCGACGCTCCGGAGCCGACATGCACCATGGCACCGTTGACGGTCTTGTCGTACAGCGAGTACTTCCAGCCCTCGGTAGCATCGCCGGGCATATCACCGACGACGACGGCGTTCGCCGGGATGATTCCTGGCTTGTCGTCGGCAGTGCTCTTTGACGCGTAGATCTTCCAGCCGCCGCCGTCGTTCTTGTACGCGACGTCCTCGATAATCTCGTACATGCCGTGGCCAAGCTCGATACCCTGGATGGTGAACGGCTCACGGCCGCTCTTGGGGTCGGTGGGCGAGCCGTCTCCAGCGAGTCCGTCGCAGGCTCCCGTGTGCCATGGGCACGTGGAGACGATCATGCCGACCTCGGTTGTGATTGGGCCGCAGTCGAGCGTGAGCACGCAGTTGTCCCCGTCGACGGACTTGGAGACGATTCTGGCGGCATCGACGATGTCATGCGCGTTGGTTGCGCCGCGATCGGGGCTGGCGGTCTTTACGGAGCCGACCATGACCGAGGAGCCGACGGGCCAAGCGGAGACGGAGGACGCGGCGACCGTGACCGTGCTGACGTTCTCGCCCGCGACGGTGATTGCGGGCTGCTCAGTATGCGCGGTGCATCCGGCAAAAACGCTCTGCGAGTTCTTGGTCGCGTACTTGAGGTCGAACATCCAAAGCACGTACATGTGGTCGTAGCGCGACTTGCCGGAATACTGCGCGCCCTTCTTGCGTGTCAACGTGATGACGCTGTCATGGCTAATGAAGCGCTTGACCGGTCGCTTGGAGATGGATGCCGTGTTGCCAGCGTCATCGATTACGAGCGGGTACTTCGCTCGCAGGATGAACTGTCGCCTATGCTTTCGGTCCGTGAGTCCGTCAGGCTCAATCGTGTAGCCAGTGGTCTGCGAGTCGCTTACCCAGCGCTGGATGGTGGACTCGCCCTCGACCTCGCGCATGTAGAGCGTCGGGGTCATAATCCAGACGTCGCCGTTGGAGCCGTCTCGCGCGAAGCGTCCGTCGCCGTTGATTGCGGTGACGTGAGGCTTGCCGACTGCGTCGTAGAAGCCGTTCACCTCCCAGTAGCGGAACGGCCCGATGCCGAGGTACGGGTCGTTTCCGGCCTTGGCGAACGTGTAGGGCGTAGGCGCGTCGTACTTCGCGTTCTCGCCGAGCTTGGTTCCCTCGACGGTCTTTCCGGTGGATAACTCGACTCCGTAGGTGAGTCCGTCGCAGCCGGATTCGATCATCGCGGCAACCGATGCGTCGGTGTACCTGTCGCTGTCATCGTCGAATACGGGTCGCTTGTTGTTCGCTAGCAACTGAATCGACATGGCGATGTCGCCAAGCCCCTCCTTAAGTGTCTCGTCGCTGGCGATGTGGGTCTTTGCCATTAGCTTTCCTCCGTGTCAACTAGGGTCAGGTACTGCGTGTCGCCGACCGTGTCGTAGGTTATGTAGATTTTCTTGTCAGCCGAGATTGAGCCGCGTGCCTCTTCGGCGGCTTTCAGCGCATCGGTCTTTGCCTGCTCGGCGCCTGCGGCGGCGTTCGATGCCGTGACGGACGAGTCGTTAGCGGAGCCAGCGGCGGCGTTCGCCTTGCCAGCTGCCTCGTTCGCCGCAGACGCGGCCTTTTCTGCCCTGTCCTTCGACGCGTCAACGGAGGCTGCAGCCGTGTTCGCCTTTGTTGCGGCGGCGTCGGCCTTCTTGACTGCGGACTCGGCGTTGGTGGCGGCAGTCTTAGACCTCTCGACCGCGTCGGCGCTCTCCTTCTTGACCTGCTCGAACTTATTGGCAATCTCAAGCTCCGAGTCGGCATAGCTCTGCCTCAGAAGCTCGAGCTGCTTATGCTCCTCGTCGACCCTTCCAATCGCGTCGTCTGCGCGCTTGGCAGCATCGGTGGCAGGCCGCATCAGGCCAGCAATCTGCTCCTCCGTGAAGTCTCCGTACACGAACGCGTCGCCCTTGAGCGCGACGATTTTCCAGCTTGCGCTGGGAGGCTGCTCGGTAGTCGGCGAGACGCACATGTAGGAGCTGCCGCCGTGGGACACGACATCGAGTTTGTCGTAGCTGTTCCCGTTCTGCCACTCGCCTCGGTGGATTACGGCGATTCGCCCAAGGTCTTTAATCATCGGTTGTCCCCGCTTTCATAGGTAACGTATCCATGCCCGTCGTCGCCGAGCGTGAAGTCGATGCTGTCCAGCATGGCCTTGCAGTCTGACCAGACCTTCTCGTACTCGCTCTGGGACGGGTCCGACGGCGCAGGCGCGGTGTCTGCCATGACGCGCGGCTCCACAAGCAGCGGCTTGCGCATGAGCGCGTTCGCCACCACGACCGAGTCGCGAGTGCCGATGGCGGTCACATAGACCTGTCCGACCCTTGCAGTCACCTCAGATGGGACGACATACGCTCCGTCCTCTCGTGCGGCAGGCATGAACTGCTCGCCCGTGGTGCTGGTGAATATGACCCTGATGTCGAGTCCGTCCCACTCGCCGTCGAATGCAATGGAGATCGCATCTGCGTTGGCGGTGCCCTGCACCAGCCTACGGTCGTCGACGGAGAGCGTCCTGTCGAGGACGGTCGCGCTGTGGAGCTTCACTAGTCCACCTCCAGCTTGAGATGCCCGTCGTCGCCGAGCGTGAAGTCAACGGTTCCGTCTCGGAAATAGTTCTTGAGGTTGTTCACGATGTCCTCGTAGGTCGCCATGCGCTTCACGGAGCCTGCGGCGAAGCAGATGTAGACGGACCTGCCGTCGCTCGCCTCGCTGTCGTCGGACACGACGACAGCCCACTCCCCTGGCATCAGCTTTGCCTTGTTGAGGTTCGTGTATGCGCCACGGCGCATCTGGATTGCCATTTAATACCCCCTGTATTGCGGGTCCGTTGGTGTGTAGTAGTCCCATCCGACGAGCAGCCCCTTCTCGAATGTCAGGACGTAGTCTCGTATGACGTTGTTAAATACGATTGGGATTCGGACCTGACAGGTCAGCGGGAATCGATCTGTGACTTCCTTGATGAAGTTTTCCCTGTTAAGGAACGAACCGGAACTTTTCTGCGCAATCTCGCCGCCATAGCCGGGAGACGAATAGTAGATGTCGATTCCGTTAATGCAGACCCGAACGCCGTTGGCGAATACGCCAACACCAACCGACACGTCATAGCACGGGAGTCCATTGCTGCCATATTCACCAGTTTTTTTCAGCCCGCAATTGACCATGAACGGGTACCCCTGAGAGACGAGCGAGAAGCCAAGCTCACTCTTGTTCGTATCTACTTGATACTTGATCGGGTTATAGGTTTCACCGAGAACCACCCTCTTGCCGTTGGCATAAAAATCAACCCTCACTCCAATCGCCACGACGATTTTTGAAGAGTCGACGAACGCCTGCGCTTTCTCCGTGCACGTAAAGGTATATCCAGGCGGGTTCGAAGCGTTCCCGACCGCCTCCCAGATAGGACTGCCGCCGTCGTCGCACTCGGAATACGTCACCATCTTGTAGTTCTTCGGCTTGATGGTCAGCGCGTCCTGGACACCGCCAGTCATGAACGAGATGCCAGAAGAAGAAACGTTCACGGAATTATCGTCGTCCCCGATGCTGAGCAGGTTCCTGATTGCGATCAGCTTTGCGTCGATTGACCCGGAGCCGATATAGTCCGCGTTAATGAAAAGCTGGCCGTCCTTTGTGAACAGACCCTTCACCTTTCCGTTGTCGGTCAACAGGTTGAAAACCTTTTTCTGGTCTAGGCTGTTGACCGTATCAATCGCCTGCTGTGCGTTCGAGCTTGCCTCAGTGAGGGCCACGTCGTAAACGGGCTGCGTGTACGATTCGCTGCCGTCGCTCCACGTGATATGCAGGCGCTGCCAGTAATAGGTCCCGCCGACCCAGCTCGGGACTCCCGTTGACCACGAGCCGCCCGTCGGCGTGTTCGGCGCCCAGCTCAGACAGTATTCTGGCACCGATGACTTGATTCCGCGCCCGTCGGCGCCAGAGATGCACGCCGGGACTGACTCCACCTGGGAGCCGTCCTGCATCACTGTGATGATTTTGAACCAGATGAAATAGCTGGGGCTTCTCTCTGGACACGCGTCTATCCAGCCGGACGTCGGAGGTATCGTGTTGCTAATCGAGGTAGCGTATTTCATCAAGGTCTTTGCTGCGGCGCTATCGGTGGTCGCGATGTCCTTGCCGCCGACAGTGGACGACGCACCGAGTTCCAGATTGGCCTCGCCAGTGTCGAGGTCGATGAAGTTGCCGCCCTTCTGGGCACTGATGCGGCCAGTCTTGATGTAGTTGGCATCTATGCCGATAGCGTAAATCCTGTTGAGAATCGCGTCGCCGTCAGCCGTAAGCCCTGTCGCGTAGGTCTTGCCTGAATCCGTCGAGATTCCGATACCCTCGGCGGTTATCTTGTAGATAATCCTGGACTCGCCAGTCGTCGGCTTGTCGTGCAGGTAGTAGACGTAGCTGCCGTCGTCCTGCTTGACCTCGGTGTGGTACATACCCTTTGTGCTTGCAAGCGACTCGCCGAGATTCTTGATGGCAAGGTCCCTGGCGCTCAGCTCGCGCTGAATCTCATTCCTCGCCTTGACATAGGCAGACGTACTCGCCCCGGCGTTGTCGGCACTGTTGCGGCTGGCGCTCTTGGCTCCGCACGCCACGTCCATGCCGCCGTTGACGGTGTACTTCACGCGAGTGACATAGGCTTTATAGACGTTCTGCTTGCGATCGACAACGTATGCGCAGTCCCCGGCCTCGATGCTCGGGACGCAGATGTGCTTGCCGCTGAACGGGCGGAACCTCATGCCGATGACCTTTTCGGCGATGCGCTCCGCGACTTTACGTCCGTCTCCAGGCAGGATTAGCGGGTTGTTGCTGATAGCCAAGACATAGCCATCGTTGCCAATCTTGACGGTTTCCCCAGCGACAGTCTCGCTATTCTCTGTGACACTGCGCTCCAACACGCTTACGCCAGTGATTACGACGTCATCGGTATTTACAGTGATGCTGCTGAAAGCATAGAGCGTGTGCACCATTCGATTTGCGAAGAAGTCGCCACCATCGACGGAATCTCCGCTGGAGTAGTCGAGGAAATTGCCTCCGTCCTTGGAAACTCCGGTCGAATACGGGCTGTCGGAGTCGAAAACGCCGCCGTCGCAGCCGTCCTCCGACTCGAAAACCGATGTGTCGTACCAAACGGTCCTCAAGTGGCCGTTGTACGTGGCAGATGCGTTGACACAGCAGACCTGGCAGCAGTACGCGAGAACCTGTCGGCACGTCGCGTTATTGTCGACGTAGCCGAAGTTGAACGTTTCGTCCATCGCCTTGTTGCCGTCATCGTCCCACTTCACGCCGCGATAGCGGCACATCAGGTCTATCACCTGCCGGATTTGGACGCCACTGTTGAGCCGCAGCTCAGTTGCCTCTACAAACTCGGAGAAAGGCACCTCGAACCTGGAAAGGGTGTCGAGCGCCGAGATTTCAATGGTGCCGTTGTAGGCGTCAGGCTGGTTCGCCGTATACAGGCCGCGCTGAATCCACTCGGTTCCGGTCGACAGCTCCTTGCCGACCCACACCTTGAACTTAGAGTCCGTGAAGTCGCAGGCGTCGAACCTGCCGTCGTGGTTATTGAGCGTGATGTTCATCTGGCCGATAATCGCCGTGCCGATGTCAAACGAGCTGTCGGACGAAACCTGCTGGTCGAACGAGCAGGAAACGATGTCGTCGCCAGTCAGCTCGCGCACGGTCTTGTCGGCGAAGGCGATTTTCGCCTTGATTAGCTGGCCGGAATTATCGTTTAGCGACAGCTCGTACTCGCTGCTGATGCTGAGCATGGGCTACCTCTCGATCAAATCGAAGCTGAGTGTCTTGTATCGCGTGCCATCTACCCAGACATACTGGAGCGGAGCTGAGCGGTCGCCGACGTAGAAGCAGCGCGTCTCCATACATCCGTCCATCGCGTCCCAGTAGCGGACGTAGATGTACTCCGGGTTGACCGCCTGCAGGATAGCCGCCACTTGGGCGGCGGTCGGCTGTGACCACGTGCACTTGAGCTTGCGCTTCTGGCACAGTCGCTGCTTGTACATGGTCGCGTTCGAGTCCATGACTCGTCCGGCGTCGGAGCCGGACACGTCCTGCAAGCCCCATTCGAGCGAGGACGGGTCCGGCGAGACGGGGCGCACGCTGTCTGCGCTCGCCCCGATGCTCAGGATTGCCAAGAGGCTACTCCAAACTCACCACGCCTCGACGCGCGAGGCTTTCGTTTCCCTTGACGACAGCACGGGCAAGGTCCTCGTTGCCGACTCGCAGGACGATGGTGGTGTCTCCACCACCGTTGACCTGCTGGCCGCCGAGCTGACCCGTGGTCATCGCGGACTGCACCATGGCCTTGGTCATGGCGCTAACCGCAGTCTCAGTCTCGAAGGTTGTCGGGTAACCCTCGTGCGAGGTATAGCGGCTGGACGAGCCGTCGAACGTCGATGCCGAGGTCGAGCGTGCAAGGTTCTCGGAGTCCTGCAGCATCGACGCCACCTTCGAGCCGTCGAAGCCGTCGCCAATCGCGTTGCCGTATGCCTTGCCGACGTTCTTTCCGAACTTGGCCGCCTCCTCGGTGGCGTCGAGGGATTCTGCGGTCATATCGGCAACAGCATTGGAAACGGACTTGGCGCTGTCTGAGATGCCGATAGCGAAGCCCTCTCCGAAGTAGCCGCCGATTTCCATCGTCACTCGGGACGGAGAGTGGATTCGCAGCTTACGGCGCATCCTGTTGGCCGCGTTTGTCGCAATGGCCTCTGCGGTGTTGTAGATGGTCCAGCGAGTGCTCCACAGGCCGTCGTCGAATCCGTAACCGACATACCTTCCGGCGTTCTCATACCATCCTCGGTAGTCACGCAGACCGTACTCGCCGGATGCAGCTACCGAGTGTGCCGCAGAACGTGCGTTGACTCCCCTGAGTCCGTTTACGAAACTGTTTCCGAGCGCCCTACCAGAGCTGCTGGCCGTTCCGTTGCCGTTGCGCAAAGCGTTGGCGGCCCTGTTTGATGCGCTCGATGCCGCCGACACAGCGCCTCCGGCTGCATTTGACAATCCGCTCCTGTAGCTGTTCATGACTGCCGTTCCGGCGCTATGGGCAGTTCCAGTGCCGGATCGGAAAGCGGACACGACCCTGCTGCTCACGCCTCGTGCTGCGTTTGCGGCAGACGCTGCTCCAGCACTGATGCCGTCGCCGTAGCCGCCGGACATGTTCTTGCCTGCGGACTTCGCCTTGGTGTAGCCAGTGCCGCCGTTGAATCCGGTGACGGCCTTGTCGCGCACGCCCTCGGCCTTCGACTTGACGTTCGCGGCACCGTCGTTGATGCCGTTGGCGAAGCTATCGACCATCGTCTTGCCGCTGGTCTTAGCCTGGTTCTTAGCGGAACCGAACTCCTTGGCCGTAGCCTCTGAGGTTTTCTTGGCCTCGGACTTGGTGTTCTCCTTCTCGGATTTCACGCCGTCCGTGGCGCCTTTGGCGTTCTTCTTACCAGCAGCGTTGGACTTGGTGGAGCCAGCACCGAGAACGTCGGCGAACGAGTCTGTACCGGAGTTCGCTGCGTCCTCGAGTTGCTGGATGAACTGCTTGGACTGCGCACTGGTCGGGTTGTTGACGACTTCCTGCAGCGCCGTCGCCATCTTCTCGGGTCCCGCGTCGCGCAGTGCCTGAACCATGGAGCTGTTCATGCTCCAGCCCGTAATGGAGCAGAGCTGAATCAGGTTGTCGGACCACTGCTGCTGCACGGCGAGGTTGTTGGCGAGGTTGTTGTTGACCGTCTCGAGCGACATGCTCGAACCGGTCTCGATGGCGTCGAAGCTGTTGATGGTTTTCTGTGAGAAGCTGTCAATCTGCTGCGCGACGTCGTCGAACGTCTGCCCGGTGTCCGCGAGGTGCTGCGCGAACTCCTGCTCGGAGAACCCGGCCATGGCGAGCGCGTCTTTCAGGTTGTTGTGCGACTTCTCGTATTCCCTGATGGAATCGACGTTGTTCTTGACCTGCTGCTCCTCCTCGGACAGGACCTCGTTGGCCTGCTTTGTGGAGTCGGTCGCCTGCCCGGTGGCGTCGTTCAGGCCGAAGAAGCCTAGTACGGCGTTTCCGATGCCGTCGATGATTGGCTGCAGCAGGGACAGGATGCCACTGAGGGCGGCGACAAACACCATGCCTGGGAACGCGGCGATAGCGGCGTTCAGCAGGCCCTGCGCGACCGCTCCAGCCGTCTTTGCAACTGTCATCGCAGTCTCGGCTACGGTCATCGCTCCAGTTGCGACGGTGCTCGCGCCTAGCTTGGCCGTGTTCGCAGCCACCTCAGCGCCAGCCTTGAGTTCGGCGGCGGCCATCTTGCCAGCGCCCGCAACGGTCTTGTCCTGACTGGCCGCGTAGTCCATAGCGGCCAGCTTAGCGGAGTTCAGCTTGTCCTTGGACTGCTCCAAGGCAAGATTGCTCTCAGCAGTCTTTACGCGCATCGACTGAGTCTTGACGCCAAGTTTCTCGGCGTATGTCGCATTCTCGCCGAGAGCGGAACGGGCCTCGTTCAGCTTGGTTCGCTCGTTGGCGAGCGCATCCGCGGCGTTTGCCGTAACAGTCTTGGCGTGCTCCGTCGCCTTTGCGGCGAGTTCGGTCTTGTCCCTCGAGATTCCGAGAGCGGACGCGAGCTTGCCAAGACCCTCCTTGGCACCCTCAGCGCCAGACTTGAGGTTCGACTTGAGGTCGGTCGAGAGCAACCTGACCTTACCGGAGGACTCTGCGGACTTGCCGCTGATGATTCCGGCCATGGCGCTGAAAGCGGAACCGATTCCCTGCAGCCCCTTGGCGATGCCGTTGGTGACGGCGAGCGCGGTCAGCGCGGCACCGAGCATCGTCGCTGCGACGCGAGCGGCCTCGCTGTTGACCAGCAGCTCGAGCATCACCTGCAGGACGGCGTTGATTGCCTGGAAAGCGGCGGCGGCAGTCGTGAACGCAACGTCGGCGACAGCCTCCGCGAGATGCAGGACGAGCGTCGCGCCGATGCCTGCGGCCTGACCGAGCTTGCCCAAGGCGTCGACGTTTCGCATGAACCAGTCCTGCCAGCTCTGCAGTACGTCGATGCACAGGTAGATGGCTCCGCGCAGCTTGTCGCCAATCCATGCAACCAACTGGATTAGCGCTGTGTCGGTAAATCCCTTGATCATGGTGCCGACGCCGTTTATCGCGGAGGACAGCGTCAGGCACATCTGGGCCGCGAGGTCGAACGACAGCGCGATTGTCTCGGGGAAGTTGAACGCGACGATGAGCGGCCCGATGATTTCGATGAGCTGTCGAACCGTGTTGCTGATAAGGTTCGCCACGCCAGCTATCTCGTTCTTGACGGCGCCGACGATGTCGAGTCCGTCGAACTGGTGCTGGATTGCCTTTGCGAGGACCTTGAAGTCGTCGACGAGCGGCTGGAAAGCCTTGCCGATGCGGTTCAGCATGTCCATTATCTCGTCGTACAGCTTGTCGGTCAGCCCGTCGCCCAGTGCCCAGTCGTAGTCATCGAGTTTGATGTCGGAGATGTTCGGGGCCCCGCCGCCACCGCCTGCGCCGCCGCCACCGCCGCCGCCCGAGCTGCCAGTGCCGGAGCCGCTGAAGGTCTCGTTGAACTTGTTGATTTCGTCGAAGCCCATGAGCTGGCGCTTAAGTTCCTCGACCTGCTTTGCGGCCTTTCCGGCCTTATTGCCAGCGCCTCCGGCGGCGTTACCGGCGTTGCCGATGGCGTCTGCGGCGTCATCCGCTGCGGCGGCCGTGCCCTCGTATGCGCCACCGTCACCGAAGCCCATGTTGGCGATGGCGGTGCCGCCAGTCACCTTGGCGAGCAGGTTAGCGAGGGTCGCCACGGCCTTAACGACCGCGACGGCCACCGGGATGATGGCCTGCAGCATCGGCAGGAACACGTTGCCGATCGCCTGCGCGGCGGTCTGCATCTGGCTCTTGAGGATTCGGATTTGGTTGGCGGGTGACGCTGCGGTCTTTGCGAGGTCTCCGTGTGCCCAGCTGACCTGCGACATTATCGCCTTGTAGCGCAGCATGGCCTTCTCGGCCTGCGTCATCTTCGACACCTGCCCGCTGAGGCCCATGTTGTAGGCCTCCTGCTGCAGGCGCGCGGTGGTCAGGTCGTAGCCCAGCGCTCGCAGCGGCTCAATCTCTCCGGCAAGACCGGAACGGACCTTCTCGAACGCCTCGTCGTTGCTGATGTTGAAGAAGGACGCGAGGTCGTAGGACAGCTGAGTGAGTCCCTTGGACATGGTGTACGCGTTATTGGCCGCGACGCCCATGCCCTGCGCCATGGTCATGAACGTGCCCTGGTTTTTCAGGAACTCGCCCGAGTTGATGCCTAGCGCGGCCTGCACCGCGTTTGCGTACTCGTGCGCGGTGGCGGCGTACTGGCCGAGGGACGTGTCGGCGAGGTTGATGTTTTCGATATAGCGGTTGGACTGGTCGACGCAGTAGGCGATGCCCTGCCCGACCTTGTAGAAGGTCGACGCGACGGTCGCCACGGCGCGGATGACCGATGCCGAGGTGCGCAGCTTTGAGATGAAGCTGTCAAGAGAGGACTCGGCCTGCTTGGTGCCGCTGGCCGTGCTCGCGCCGAAGCTCTTGGACGCGCTCTTTATCGTCCTGAAACCGGATGCGACGCTCGCGAACTTCTCCGGGAGCTTGCCCAGCGAGTCGTTGATCGCATCGCAGGCGGCGCGGAAGGACGTCATGTCCATCTTGTCGAGAGATGCGGCAAGCTCAGGGAGCCTCTTGAGTGCGTTTACCGTGCTGCCGAGGTTTGACCTCGGCAGTGCGCTCAGCTCCGCGAGCGAGGTATACAGGCTATGGAACTTGGTCGCGTCGAAGCTGACCTGATTCATCTCCGCGACAGAAGCGGCGATTTTCCTGATTTGGTTGGCGATGCTGGAGGACAGCTTGAGTCCGCTAAGCGAGCGGACGGAGTTGACCGTCTCGCGCACCTGAGCGGAACTGTTCATCTGCGAGGTGGCCGCCGCGATAGCGGAGACATTCTTCGCCACGGTAGATGAAATCTTGACGCCCTGCAGCTGCCGCACGGCGTCGGCGATCGCGGCGACGTTCTTGCTGTCAACGCGAGCGGACGACAGCCTTGAGATACCGTCCGCAACCTTCGACAGCGACGTGCCGACGCCGCGAGTTCCCGTCTTGAGTTCTTTTACGTCATCGGCTAGGCCTCTGACGGCGCTACGGGCGTTGTCCGCCTTGGTCTCGATAGAGATTCGCAGCTGGTCGATGCTGGCTTCTGCCACGGCTACCCCATTTCTGGGGGCGCAATCCCGCCGTGCTTACACTAGGCAGGCCCATGTCCCATGAGCCATACAGCCATTTTCTCGTGCGCGGATTTCTCCTCGTGCGCCGAAGCCTCCTCGGGAGTCCTAGACGACGCGATGCCGTAAGGCTCGTCTGGGTAAGGCACAGGATCGGCCTTCTTGACGAACGGGTTGAGCGCAGGGACGAGCGAGGCAATGGAATTGTAGACGTAGAGTCCCATCTGCCAGCGCTCCCACTCTCCGCGCTCGTTGCGCTGCCGCTGGGACTCCCTGAAAGCGGCGTACAGCCAAGGGTCGCCGTCCCAGTACTGCTCGACGGTCATCCCGAATGAAATGGCAGAGGGGAGCGCCATGTCGAACGCATGTCCCAAAGGACACTCGCCCGTATAGCGCTCCCCTCCATCGGAAGGTGTCTTATCTTCCCCGGCTAGACCAGACGGAACTTCATTCGGGACTCGGTAGGGTTTTCGATAAGCGCGGTCATCGGCTGGTTGAACAGCGCGACGAGCAGCGCAATCATGTACGGCTTATCCTCGATACCCTGCCAGATGCCAAGAACCTCGTTGAAGGTAATCTTGGGCTGCTCCTTCTTGAAAGCGGGCAGCACGAAGTCGCTGATGAACTTCTCAAGTGAGGTCAGGGTGCTGTGGGAGAGCATTTCGGTGGCGTACTGCGATGTGATGCCCTTCTTCTCCATGTCCTTGACCATCTTGCGGGAGTAGCACAGGGTGTACTCGGTGCCGGTCTCCTCGTCCTCAATGACGATCTTGTCGTGGCCCTTGATGTCCTCAAGCGCCTGGGCGGCGATGTTGACTTCCTCGGTGTTCTCGGTGTCCTCAGTTGCCTCGATGTTCTCGGTGTTCTCGTCCATGTCTTACCTTTCTTTCGGTTTGCAATCCCTATCGGTGGTTTATGCCTAGGCGGCGTCGGGCAGGAGGGTCGGTGCGGTGGCGCAGGAGACGACGATGGTGGTCTCGCGGACCTTGTCGACCTCGCCGCCGTTCTCGTAGTAACTCAGGCCGCCCTGCCAGTAGTAGATGCCGTCATGTCCGTCGGGGGTGCCATCGGCAGAGGCGCCCATGGCGATAGCCCACCACTCGCTCTCGCCGAGAGCGGAGAGGGTTGCGAGCTTGGTGGAGTCGCCCTTGGTGTAGTTGGAGGTCAGCTTGATGGCCTCGAGCTTCTGGACGCCGTTGACGGTTTTCTGCACCTTGTCGGAGAGCGTGGTCGCGTCGAGGGCGTTAGGCTCACCGCCGAGGTCGCCGTAGCTCTTGATGTCCACGACCTTCTCGGCCTTTGCAAAGTCGGCTGCGGTGGGCTTGGCGGTCAGGCTCTTGAAGTGGTAGAAGTAGGTGTTGATGGTTGCGGTGGGGGTGGTGGATGCGGCTGCTGCCATGTAATTTCCTTTCAAGTTACCAAGGCGCGACGGTGCCCGACTTGTCGAGCTTTGCGCGCCAAGTCGCGGCGAGACGGCGGACGCTGGGGTCGGCATCGGCAACTTCCGTCCAATTCGACCTGCGGAAACCGCAACGGGCCAGCGCCTCGTCCGCTGCAACTAGGATGTTTCGTGCCTCGAAAACGCTCGTGCCGGAAAACGACTGGGCGTCCACTGCCGTCCGCGTCCACAGCTCAACGCCGGAGCTGTCGCGCGTGCTCTCGTCCTCTCCGGGGAACCTGAACTTGACGAGCAGGGCGGGAAGGCTTGAGTCCTTAGAGTTGATCTCGCTTGAGGTGACGGTGCATTTCGGGTACCTCTTGGTCACCTCTTGGCGCACGTAGTTGAAGATTCGTGTGGAGTGGTCGTTCATGACTTGAAAATCCTCTTGGCGGTATTGACGACCTCGGAACGCGCCTCGTCCGCTCCGGCGCCCATGAACCTGCTGGCGATGTGGCCGTGCGTGAAGCCGAAAGAGCCGTCGTCCTTCGGGTAGGTCCAGCCGGACTCTCCCCTTCCACTCTGGTTGACCGTGTAGCCGTTCTCGGAGCCGTACGCGGCGTCTCCGCGTATGCCGGAACCGAACTCCAAGATGTGGCTCAGCGGCACCTCGTATGAGCAGTCGGCAGGCGACAGGACGGGTCCGTTTGCGAAAGCCTCCGCGCCATCCGCAGTCCTGCGGTAGCCGATCGTCTCGGTAACCCGCGTCGACGGGCACAGCTCTTTGGCCGTGTCGGCCGCAGTCTCGGCAAGCTCCTCCGCGAGCTGGCCCGACTTATCGTCGAGTCCGTCCGCGTACACACGAAGCTGCTTCTCAAGCGCCGCGAGCGAGCTGTACGACAGCCCTGCCGTGAGGTTCATCGGCCGTCGACCCTTGTGAGTCCGAACGCGCAATAGTTGAGCGACGGGGACACGCGCTTGACCTCGTACGCGCCGGACATTGAGGGCTGGCCGTCAGCCAGCAACTCTGGCTTGTCGCCGAGCCACATGCGGTCGCCCTCGTCGATGCCCCAGCGGTTCGACTCGGCCACCAGCTGCAGGTCGTATGCGACCTGCGTTCCGAACGGGCTTGAGGAGCTGTCGCCGCTGGGGGCGGACGCGTTCACGCGGACCTCGACCGGGTCGGACCATCCGTTGACGTACTCGCCCGTGCCGTACTCGCCGTCCATAATTTCGGTGCGCGATGGCTTAGAGAGCCACATGGCGCGCCTGTTGCGCTCCATGCACCTCACTTGACTGACCTCGACTTGCATCGCGGGACGATGCGCTGCAGGAGCTGCTTGGAGACGCCTGCGTTCGATCGGGTCCTGGTGATGCCGTTCTCGACGTGCGTAATCTCGTTGTCGGCCCCGCGCCAGTTGTACATGTCAGCCGCCATCAGGCACTGCAGGGAGTCGTACCTAGGCTCCCATGCGACCGAGTCAGGGTCGTCGGCGAACGGGTTGCGCGTCTCCAGAATCAGGGAGCGGGCGGCAGACAGGTAGGCCGCGATCAGCCCGCCGTCTGCCTCCTGACCTGCTCCCGTGAGGGCACAGACCTGTTTCAGCTTGTCCTCGTCGCTAAGCATGTTCTAAGCGACGCCCGGGGTGACGAGCTTCATGAACGGGATGGCGCGGTGATCGCTGTAGGCCAGCGACCAGTTGCCTGCGGTGGCGAGC